GTGGGGAATATAAATGTATTCAACAACGAGCAAGAACTGCGATTATAGAAGATGGTAAAGAAATATCATTTTCATACCATAGAACATCATTTATGCCAGATGCTGATGTAAGTGGCGAATCTGATGAGGTAAAAGCATTAGCTGATACACTATGGACAGATGATGTTAAAAAAGCGTATGAAGATAGCAAAAAATCAGAATAATTAACTAACTAACAAGGAGTCAAATAATGGCGAAAAAAGAAAAAGAACAAAAGCCAGTCTTGAATCTTGATGGAGAAGAATATATCATCGAGGATATGACTGATTCACAAAAAGAACTTGCAGGTCAGGTTGCATTAAACCAAGACCATGTAAGAGATGTACAAAACAAGCTAAATACAAATGCTTTCATAAGACAACAATTAGTTGAATGTGAAAAGGTATTTGTAGAGAAGTTTCAAAAAGGTTTAGCAGAGCTTAAGAAAGCTCTAGAACCTGAAGTTGTTGAGGCTGAAGTAGAAGCATGATTGTAAGAAGGTGTAGTCAGGGTCATCGAGTAAGACTCCATAGAAATACAACCCCCGGTGCAACCCGTGTAAAGACATATCCAGATGGAACGAAAGAGACTCTGGCTTATCCTTCGTCTTATGATTATTTTGTAGATGTAGATGGAACTGTAGCGAAGAAAAGCAATAGTTTTAAAGTTGCTGAAGAATTTTATGTATCAGAATGTGCAAAAAAGCATGGTGATGGACATGGTAGATTGATAGTAGGAGGTCATCATATAATAAATGGTGTCGCTACAAGTCAAGCAGATTATCCTACTGATGCAAATACGAAAGCAGAAATACAAGATTTTTATGATAAACGAGGAATCTCATATGGTTCTAGTGAAACTAAATCGGAATTATTATCAAGAATAGTCTCTCAATACAAAGGTACTGAAGAAGTATCTAAACATTTAAAATTATGACATTACAAGAAGCATATCGTTCTCAAAATCAAATTAAAGAACATAGACAAGAGAAAAAACTTATTGTTAGCGTTCCTGAACTAACTCATTTAGTTAGGCATTTAGACTTATTGTATTCTGAATTACTTAAAAAGAAAGAAGATAAACAACACGAAGGACAACCTATGGTAGAAATTCTTGGAAGACCATATATTCAAACTAGAAGTTGGTTTAACCCAGGTCAAGGTATTAAACAATCAGCGGCGGTTCAATAATGGATAATCCTATAGCAAAATTAGTAGCATGGCAACAAAGAACAGGTCAGTTAGATAGTTGGACATCTTATCATTTAGCTGCTGGTGCATTTTTATGTAAGATATTTCAATGGTTACATTGGAGTGATTTTTGGTGTGTATTTGCAGTATTTATCATTGGAGTACTGTGGGAGGTCTTTGAATGGATAATTGAAGATTGGAGGCCCTATGGTTCTAAAAAGAATTGGGCCTATAACACAGCTTCAGATTTATTTGTTGAAACTGCAATAGCATGGTGGATGGTTCTATGATAATAACAAATGAAATAGATTATGAAATATCAACATCTTATAATATTACTGTTAATTATATTTATATTGACAGGGTGTGATTCTGGATGGTCAGTCTGTGGCTGGGAGGTTAAGTGAGTGGTAAACCAGAAACAGCAAGGTCATATAGGGGTGCGGTTGTTGATGACAATGCCATCATTAGCATTAATATTAAATGGTTATTGCAATCAGCCGTGGTTATTGCTGGCCTTGTGTACTCGTATTACTCAGTTATTCAAAGAATTACAGAGCTAGAAAGAAAGATGTCTGATGCTAATACAACTATTACAGAACTTGTTGAAAAGCATATTGTAGAAGAGCAACAGAGATACGAAGAAATGGAAGAAGAATTAAAATGGTACCAAAAACTAACAAATAAAAAGAAGAAGAAGTAATGGATTTCATGGCATTATATGGCGAAGCTGGAATGATAGGCGTTGTTGGAGCAATGTTTGTATATCTTGTTGTATCTTTATCTAATAAATCAGCAAAGCAACAAGAAACATTAGAAAATTTAAAAGTTGAGAATAAAGGTCAAAGTGAAACATTAGAGAATATGGAAGGCATGGTAATAAAACTTATCAACAGGTGGAACCAATCAGATGACAAACTGGATAGAAAGTTTGATGCTATTACTAAAGAAATAAATGACCTTGATAATCAAGTATCAGAATTAAAAGGTTCTATGAGCAGAATCAATGGCAGACACTAAACCTATATCAGATTCAAGTAGTCTTAATATTTCACTTCCAATGTTATTCCAAGCTATTGGATTAATTGGGGCTATGGTGTGGGGATATGGAGAATTGAACTCAAGAATATCTTTTTTAGAATATCAGGTAAGTATTAATGAAGAACATATTAGTAGACTAGAAGAAGATGCTAAAGCAAATCAAAATGCAGAAATACCAGCCGATATTAAACAAAATCAAAGAATTGAATATCTTGAAAAAGAAGTAGATAGATTAAGAAGTGCAGGGACTTAAAATAGATATGAAGTTTGCAATTAATATAATTAGCTTATTGGGTGCTATAGCTTGGGGGTGGTATCAAATGGAATTAAGAGTCCAGGCTTTAGAAATGAAAATTGAGCATAATGAAAAAATGGCAAAGCTTAGAGATGAGATAATGGAAATAAAGAGTGTTAAAGATGGATTATGATCCCATAGATAAATATAGATATGATGTTAAGGAAAGACTTGCTAGAATAGAATCAATTCTAAATAGGGAGTTACCTGATATAAAAGAACAATTAAAGATATCAAATGGTAGAACAAGGGCATTAGAGAACTGGCGTAGTTATATGTTAGGTGGTATGGCTTTATTAACGGTTTTATTTGGAATTATAAAATAAGGAGAAAACATGGATATTAAATCAATGTTGGTTAGATTAGCTGAAGAACAAGCAGAAAAAATGCAAGAAGAAGCTGTAAAGCATTTAGGTTCTGAAGAAATGACAGAAAAGATTGCAACTGCGATCAATAAAAGAGTTGACATACCATTTGTTAGTGAAGATAAAGAACAGATCTTCTTTGAGAAGGTAGTTGACGTGGTAACAGATGTTCTTGAAGGTTTGTTTAAAGGTAAATAATGCCACAAGGTAAAGGTACATACGGATCCCAAGTAGGTAGACCATCAAAAAAAAGGAGTTCAAATGCCAAGGTTCGGAAAAAGAAGTCGAACAAGACTAAAAGGCGTAGACGCTAGATTAGTTAATGTATTGAATGAGTTAATAAAGATAATGGATGTGACCATTATTGAAGGATTACGGAGTAAGGAGCGGCAGCAGGAATTATTAGCACAGGGGAAAACTAAAGTAAAGTATTCCAAACACATGGAAGGAAAAGCTGTTGATCTCGCTCCTTACCCGATAGACTGGAACGATAGAGAACGCTTTCATTACATGGGTGGCATGGTAAGAGGTATAGGACATGCACTAGGTTTAAAGATCCGTTGGGGTGGAGACTGGGATTCTGATGGAGAAATAAAAGATAATAAGTTTGATGATCTAGTCCATGTAGAGATACGAGATTAATGCCTGGAGAAGATTTCACCAGGGACAACGATGACAATCTCATCGCATGCCCTAGGTGCAAAGGGAGATCTCTTAGACGAGATGGGTGGAGTTATTATAAGAATAGTAAAAAACAGCAATGGTATTGCAATACTTGCTATAGAAAAACACTAAAACCTGAAATAATAGAATCCTCTCCTTTTACGGTTGAGGATAAAGATCCAGATGACATGCCTATTGAAGAGCTTATTGCTCATAGGAAGAAGAAGTACGATTACAAGAAGTCATCTAAAGAAACAAGAAGGTTAGTCAATATAAATATAGAGTCAGATGGGCCAATAGGTATAGCTCATTTTGGCGATCCCCATGTTGATGATGATGGGACAGATCTATCTCAGATCATAATGTTCATGGATGTTATAAACAATACAGAAGGTATGTATGCTGGTAATCTTGGCGACATACAGAATAATTGGATAGGAAGATTAGCTGCATTATATGGACAGCAATCCACTTCTGCTAAAGAATCCTGGAGACTTACTGAATACTTTGTAAATAAGCTTAATTGGCTCTATTTGGTAGCAGGAAACCACGATGTCTGGTCAGGTGATGGTGATCCCCTAGAATTCATAATGCGTGATCATAAAGGGCTATATGAGCGTTGGGGGGCAAGAATGAACCTAAGGTTCCCAAATGGTCAAGAGATAAGAATAAATGCAAGGCACACTTTCAAGGGTAACTCTATGTGGAATACTGCTCATGGTGTAGCCAAAGCTGCTCAAATGGGTTGGAAAGACCATATTCTTACTTGTGGTCATACTCATGTTTCAGGATATCAAGTATTGAAAGATCCAGCATCAGGTCTTATAAGTCACGCATTGCAAGTAGCATCATTCAAGATAATGGATAACTATGCAGACAAATTAGGATTAGATGATAAGAATATATTCAACTGTCCTGTTACAATAGTTGATCCACAATATGATCATGATGATAACCGACTTATAACGACAATTTTTAATCCCATTGAAGCTTCAGAGTATTTAACTTATAAGCGAAAAAAATGGAAAAAATCAAGTAAAAAATAACAATGCCTAAACAAGTTTGGAAAATAGAACGATTTGAAGGTGGATTAAATACAAATTCTGACCCCAGAGATCTTAAGGATAATGAATTGGTTGCTGCTACTGATGCAATGGTGGATAAGATGGGCAGGGTAACTGTTATGGGTACCGGTAAAACAGTGGCTGGAGTCTTAAATGATACCAGTCAAACATATACTTCAAATGAAGGTTATGGACTTTTTTACTTTCCACATGATCGTAGAGGTGCTCAAGTACAGGGCAGTGATTTTACAGGCAGTCATACAGGTAGCAGTAATAATAGTTCGCTTACAGATAGTAGTGCATCTTTTCCAACTGATGCACTGATAGGCTTTACTATAAATAATACTACAGATGGTAGCAGTGGAACTATTACTGACAATACTCAAACGGGAGTTACAGCAACATTATCTGGAGGAACTGATGATGATTGGGATGGAGGTGATGCATACACTATAACTAATGCACCTGAAACTGGTGATAATTATTTATTACTTGCAGACTGTGGTAGTGCTGCGAATATAGATGTTTATAGTGATGCATCTAATGTTTGGGAATCTGCAAGAATAGATCTTGGTAGTACTACGGGAATGAAACCTTGTTTTTATATGGCTGATGGAAATTTAAGAATTAGCGATGGAGCTTTTGGAGCTACAAATAGAAATAAATGGTTTGGACATATACAGGCTACACATTTTAGTGGTATATCTCCTGAGGGGACTACTGATTCATATGATAGATGGTATACTAGAAACCTAGATCTTGCTGCTCCAACTAGAGGTATTAGTGGGATAGCCGTAGCATTTACTGATACTACTACAGCTTTAGGCGATTCAACAATATACATAGAAGGAGTTAATCTAGCTGGGGGAGGAGCTTCTACTTGGTTTGCTAATTTTGATATTGATAATCAATCGTATATTGCTGTATCTACGACTGGAAGTGAAAATGCAAGGATCATAACTGAGGTTCATAGCGGTAACAACGATTTTTTAACCGAAGATAATAGCGGTGATTGGGCTGGAGAGGCTATCGAGGTCTATCCCCCTGTAGGCACAGGATGGAATGTATATCTTAGGGATAATGCAAGTACAGTAGGAACATGGGAAGAAGGTTATTATGAAGTAGCAACTACATTTATATATCAAGGAGGTCAAGAATCTAAAATATTTACACCACACCGATCATTAACAAGAGGAGAGCAAATGGCGGGTGGTAACTCATGGGATGTTAAAATATTTGCAACATCTCCATATGATCCTTTTATAATTGGGGGAAGAGTATATATAAGAAAAGCAGATGAGCCAGATCCTTGGGTATTATTAGCAGATATAAGCTTAGAAGAAGGAGTTCGAACAGATTTAACATCAAATCATACAGCATGGAAATTAAGATCTTCAGATGATTCTCAGCACAATAATGCTCCTGATAATGCATATTGTTATGTTGAAATAGATGGTATTGCCAGTCCAAGTCCTTGGACATATGAAGCTATTAATGGATATGCTCCTGATGAACCAGTTGCAATAGGCTTAGTAGGTGAGGGATTTAAAACTGCCGTTGTTGCAAATAGACAAGTATATATTGGTAATGTTAAACGGACAGGAACAGATGGGGTGTTGAAAAAAGAGGGGGATGTAATGTATAAGTCAATGCCTGGAAAATTTGATACATTCCCCATTGCTAGAAAAATTGAAGCAAGTGTTCAAGATGGGGATTCAATAATAAAACTTGAAGAGTATGCAGATAGAATATTGCAGTTTAAAAGAAATAAAATGCATTTAATAAATATATCTCAAAATATTGAATTTCTAGAAGATACATTCATGCACAAAGGTGTAGCACATCCAGCAGCAGTATGTAAAACAGATTTCGGAGTTGCCTGGGTAAATAAATTTGGTTGCTATTTTTATAATGGAGAAAAAGTTGAAAATCTTATTGAAAAACAAGGTTCTCAAATAATAGATAGTGATACATGGGCAACTTTCACTGCAAACTCTCCAATGATAGCTTTTCTTCCAAAAAAGAGACAGTTAATTGTTGTAGATGATATGACAAGTTCTGGAGATGGTGATATATTTTTATATGATATGGTAACATCATCGTGGGTTCAGGGCACTGCTTTATTTGAAAGCGATGGAGACCTTACAAATATAATAAATGATTGGAATGGAGATTTGATCTATGCAAATGGGAATACTCTTTATGATTGGACTTCCTCTCCAACATTAACTACAAATTTTTCATTAAAAACAAAAGATATAGACTTTGGTCAACCAGGTATAAGAAAAAAAGTATATAGAGTGCGTATTTCTTATAAAGGAGATGCAGATTCACTCAATGTAAAGTATAGTATTAATGGCGATACTGATACATTATATAATTTTAATGGAACAAATTCAGATGGAACTCACGATGGGAGTGCTGACGCTACTCCATTACGTGATAAAACAGATCTTACATTATGGTCTCATGCTGAATTAAAACCAGCAACATCGTCTGTTGCAAACAATATATATAGTTTTCAAATACACATGGATGGAGAGGTTGATTCTGATTTTGAGTTAAATGACATTTCAATAATTTATAGAGTAAAGAATATTAAATAATGGCATATAGAAGAGAAGATAGAATTAATCTAAGGAAGCAACAAGTTGGGATTGTTGATAGTGAGCCAACAATAAATGAACTTGATGAAGGTGTTGTAATAACTAAAAGCATACCTGACCATAAAACTGGAAAGTATAAAACTGTCCAATATATTAAAAATGGCTCAAATATTGTAAAATCAGAATTTGGAAATATAAATGAATCAAAATCTTCTTATGAATCAAAATGGGTATTGAGTAAAGAAGCGGATATATCTAGTACAGGAACTACAAAAGCTATATTTATAAAAGCTGGTACATATTTAATGGATGTTAGAATAATAATCACAGAACAAATAACCGCAGGTTCAATGGAAGTTGATGTAGGAATTGACAGCAATACAGATGTTTTTATTGATGGTTGGGATGGTACTGCTGGAAGTCACGCAATAGATACTATTAATGCATTTGGAAGAGGATCCTCTGCAACTGAAACTGGTGTTAAACTTGGAAAATTTTTTGATGACGATGATACAGTAGACATTAGGGTTAATACTGCTGCTACTTCTGGGAAAGTAAGATTAATGGCTTGGTTGGTCAGAAACCCTTCAATCTCTACTTGAAGAATAACTATGATTATGTTTAATTTAAACCCAAATAATAAATCCTAATGGCACAATACTCCGATCCAAGTCAATTCGCTAATATTTTTAGTATATATTCTCAGGTATATAAAACTGAACAAGAACAAAAAGAAGCGGAAAAAGAAAAAAAGAAGGAGTATGTAGAATATGCAGCTAAGCCTGTTGAAATGGCAGAAGCGAACAGAGCAACACAAATAGCGGAAGCCCGATTGCTTCAAATGACGCCTGATCCCGATTCAAGAACTGGATTTAAATATGAACCAGATGATACACCTAGAGAAAGGGGATTAAGGGGTTGGTTAAAACATAGATACAGAAAGCCAGAAGATAGAGTTAGATTAACAGAAAGGACTCCTGAAGCCATAGAAAGAGCTAGAATCGCAGAAAATAAAAGGTTTGAAGAAAAGCAATTAAATATGGTTAAAAGTGATCCTGACTTTAGATATGGCCCTGCTCCAACAGAAGAAGCACTTGAAAGGAATTTGCGAAGAAAAGCTATGGATCAAAGGGCTATTAGACTATCGAAAGAAAGAGAGTCTTTTCCAAAGCCTGATACATTGGATAATATCACACCTGAACCTGTAGCTACTACACCTGGTTTATTGGATGAATCAGTTTATAGTGAGTACCTTGGAAGAAAAGATGAAAGTGGAAGGTTTTTGAATAAAGATATTCAAGCTATTTATGATAAAACATATGAAGAAGGTTTAAGAAAAAGAGGATTTAATCTTGACTTAACACCTATAGAAGAAACGGCAAAGGAAGCTACATCTACAATTTCGCAAGCACCTAAATATGATAGCTTTGGTGATCTTATAAAAGCAAGAGATACTGCTGAAAAGGGTAGTGTTTTATATCAAGATGTTCAATCTCAAATAAATAAATTATACGAACAAGGTGGAGGCACCTATGAGGGTGCAAAAGAAGCATTTGGCACTATTGATACTGCATTGGATATAAAGGAAACTGCAGAATCTGCTGAAAATATTTTAGGGGCAGTTGATGTTGGTGAAGGTTTAGAAACTACAAATAAAGCCACTGCTTCTTTAGCATCTGCTGCTCCTGGTTTAGGAACTGTGGCAAAAGCATATCAAGCTGGGTCTATCTTATTTGATAAGGATGCAGATCCTGATGAGCAAGCTCGTGCCCTAGGAGAAATGGGATTAAACTATGCTACTGGTGGATTATACGGTTTAGGTAAAGGATTATATGGGTTATTAGGTGGAGACTTAGCATGATAGAAAAGAAAGCATATAAAGCATATACGGATGGTGCTCAGTATGGAAAATTTGGAGATCATAAATCTAAAGGTGGTAAGGTAGTAGAAGGTGTTACTGGTAAAATTCATATACAAGGTGGTGTTGAAACAGATATAATGAAAACACATGGGCCAGAAGGTGAATATATATTAGCACAAAGAAACGGATATCCATCACTAGATGCTGTTCCTAAAAATGAAACAACTGGACATAATGAATATTTTTTGAGAAAAGCAAGAAATTGGTTGTTTGGTGAAAATTCAGTTTGGCAAAATAATGTTTTTACAGGTGGTGGTCTTGGCAGTGGTCTTGCAACTCTTTTTGGTTATACAGAACCAGCACAAAAAGATCCAGATATGGGGATATCTCCTTTTAATTTGGGCACTGATCATGAAGCCCAGAGGAAAAGAGATTTAGGAACAATGCTTGGTACACAAACAGAAAGTGCAATTGCAGCACAGGAAAAAATGGAAGGATTCATTGATGAGAATCTTCAGGAACAATTAATTCAATTTGGTGCGAGATCAGAAATGCTTGATACTGCTGAGGATAGATTAGGAACTCAAACAACAAGTGTACAGCGTGATATATCTAAACAGTATGGTGGAGTTAGAGATATGTCCGCAAAAACAGGCCTTGTTACTGCAGGTGACGATTCAGCTATGTTAGAAGATATTGAATTTGCAGGAGAAACTGCAATGGAGGATATTGGTATAAATCGTCAAAACATAGGCTCTCAAAGAGAGATACTAGCAAGTCAAGAACGTGGAGCTATTACTCAAGCAGATATAGATAAAGCAAAAAGTAAGCAAGGTACTCAACAAGCACTTGCGTCTATGATATCAGATTATATGTCAGCAACTGGAGAAACTGTAGATGATGATATATTTGATCTATTTACTCAATATATGGAAGAGGGGGGACAAGTGTAATGGCTACTTCTGATACTATATTAGCAGGATTGTCTGAACTTGCAGACTTATATACTAAGTCTAAAGCATTAGATCTAGCAGAAACTCAATTCCAAATACAGAGAGAAGGTGCTATTGCTGATAGAGCTTTTACACAAAGGCAATTAGATATCGCTGAAAACAAAGCTATATCTTCTGAGAAATTAGGTGAATTGAATTTAATGCTTAGTATGAAGAATGATCTTCAAGCAGAGAAAAGAGTACAGGAGAAAATATTACAAACTACTTATAATGTTGCCCCTCAGTATAGTACTTCAGGACTTGAGGATATAACAACAATGTTATCTGGCTCCATGGATGATAAGATATCTGGTGTTGGTGAGTATATCAACCTATTAGATACTCAATTAAGTGATATAAATACTCAGATCAGTGGTTTACAAGCTGAAGAAAGGTATTACGCTGATGCTGCAGCACGTTATTCTGGTTTAAATCAAATACTGCAAGAACATGAATTTGAAACCTTAGTAGAAGATGCTAAACAATTACCTCAGTTCGAAGGTTTTGTAGATGAAGCAGACTTTGGTGCAGGTTTTAGAGCAGCTTTTACAAAAGAAATGCCTGCATGGCGTAGACAAGCTTTATCTATGGATGTTACTAACAAGATGAATAAAGAATCAAAAGATAGAGCTGCAGCACAATATTCAGCTATGCAAACATATACTGCTTCACCAGATTTTGATTGGGCTGAACAATTTGGATCAGAAGAAATGGGCAATGCGGCTAAACAAGCATTTACATCATCAGATTATTCTAGATTTTTAGCACATCTTAATATGCCTGGTAATGAGTCACTTAAAAAAGTTTTTCAAACTCATCTAGGTTTTAATGTTCAACTTGGTAATATAGAAGCAAATGCTGCAAAAGCATATGCATTAGATGCTGAATTGATGGGGCAGACATATACCCCTACTGCTCCAAAGGGTAATTTTTTAGAAGAATATGAAACTATAGTATCAATGGCTGATCTACCAGGAGGTGGTAAGGCATCTGCTTTTGAAGCATATACAAATTTTATATCTGGCAGGGGCATAACGGATAAAGCAACTGTTGATAGCATGTTTGCAATGCTTGAAGATAAATATGGAGAAGATCTTGGCCCTGATTTTAAAGCTTGGTTAGATGATCCAGAAGGCTTTGGTAAAACTGAAGTTGAGCAGGTCACTGGTGGAGGAAATGTTTCTGAACTTACTGCTTTGGATCAATTAATCGCAGATTATGCTCAAACGGAAACTGAAAGAGGCAAAATAACTGGAGAGCAAAAAAAGAAAAAAGATTGGTCTAAGAATGTTAATAGCAAATATAATCAATTATACTCAAGAGCACCTTCTTCATTACAGTCTGTATTCGATAGAGTTATTGGCCCTAAATTTGAAACACTTCTAGCTTCTGCTCCAGTAGATCAACAGCGTGCACGAAAGCATGCTATGAAATTTACAGGAACTAAGGGAGCAGATTTAACAGATAAACAATGGTTAGATCTTGACAATCAAGTGGCATTGACAGTGAGTACAATGTTACAACAACCAGCACCAGGTCTTGAAGAAGTAGGATTAGGGGCAGGAGGAATGCTTTTATCAACAGTAGGTATAGGTGATGAAGATGTTGCAAGAGATATGCTAAAAACAGGTAAAAGTTCTGCTTTATCTTTATTAAAACAATATTCTGAATATAAAGCCATGACACAAGAAAGACCTGAGTTCTCTCCTGAGGTTAAAGAATTGATGGAGAAATATGGTATAGGCATACCTACTGCTTGGAAAGAACCTGCTACTGAACCAGTAAAAAAAGAAACTGCTGAAAATATTGGAGCTGCAATAGATGCTGGATTTGGTCAAGATTGGAATATATCAGAAGCTAGGGCTACAGATCTAGATCGAGCTACATTAGCAAGTTTAGATAATTTAACATTGAAAACAGTATATGATTCAGATGATATACCCTATGATCCTGCAAGTATGGAATTATATTCTCAAACACCATCTGAAAGACCATTTTGGGATCCTGAATTTAGATCAGATTGGGAAGAGATGTTTCCTGGACAGCCAACTCCTTGGGCATTTTATGATAAGGCTAGTCCGATATGGGATCCAGGTAATTGGGGCCCTAGAAATCCATTTGAAGCTGTTGATGAATAATGCCTTTACCAGAAGAATATTATAATATATTAAATCAAGGTGCTCGTCAGGGCGTCACTACATTTCCTAACTTTTCTCCTCCAGGTATAGAGTATCCTACATACGAGGGTTTAATAGTAGAAGAACCAGAACCTGTAGAGAGAGGTACATTTATGGATCTTGCTAAAAGCTTTGGAGCTGGTGGAGTATCTGGACTTACATGGTCTGCTATTGATCTACAAGGTGAGGATTGGGATCAAATGAATACTATGGAAAGAACTGGGTGGATACTTGGTGAAGGTGCATCCTTGTTCTTACCGATAGGGCCATTTGGCTTACTAGGTAGGGGATCAAGAATGGTTGCCAGAGGACTTGGTAATAATTTTATTGACGATCTTGCTAAACAGGCTGGTAAGTTCACTACTAAAGATACAAATGAGATATTAAAAGGTATTAACGCTGCTGCGAAAAAGACTGGTAAGAGTACAGATGAAATAGTATCAGGATTAGATCGAAATGTACAAAGAGGATTAAGAGAAGTAGTTGATGATGATCTTGGAATACGATGGATAAATGAATTAGGAATAGGTGGTACTACTGCAGCAAATGCACAAAAACTACTTACTATGTCTAGCAGTACTGCAGTTAAACAAGCATTCAAAGATGCAGGACTTCGTGAAATAGCTCAGAGAGATGCAGATCTTATAGCTGGTAGATTTGTAGATGGTCTAGCAGATGGAAGGTATGTAAATGATGTTGCTGAATGGGTAGAAAGAGGTATTTCTGGGGGACTACCAGAAGGTGTGTCTAAATATCTTGGTATGGCTGCTCAAGATATGTTGATAATGAGTATTCATTCTATTGGTGCTGGAAAGATAGCAGAACATCTAAGAGGTGAAGCGTTTGATACTGAAACAGCATTAAGTCATTCAGCAATGATGTCTCTTGCCTTTCCTGCAATAAGATTTTTCCCATTTGGTGGTACAGAAAACCTTGGAAATGGTATAAAAGCCTATTGGAATTCATATAAAGGTACAAATTATCAAAAAATAGCAAAAGAACATGGCGAAGATGTTGTCAGAGGGATGGCAAATATAATGACAAGAGGTTCTTTTAAAGATATAATTAATAAAGGTATGGGTAATCGTACTATAAATATGAGAGATGGTACTCAATACTTAGGTGCTGATGCTGTTGAGAATGCATTATTTGCAAAAAATATAAAAAATAGAATGCCTATGGAACATGTCTATGAGATATTGGAAAAGTATAAGGGGGCAGTAGGTCAAGAATTAAGAAGTAAATGGGGTAAGAATTATATAATGGACATTGTTGCATCTGCTCCTAGAATGGGATTAGGTGTACTTGCAATGAATCATGGTATGTTTGCTACTGGAATGTTCAATGACATGGAAGGGCCAGAATTAGCATCTCATATCTTTATGTCTGCTATAATGACAAAAGGTAGAGGAGCCTGGGGTAGGGATACCCAACGTACTTATATGGCTGAATTCACCCCATATTTCGAAGCATTGAAGCTATTAGGAGCAAAGCCTGATGTCCTTCAACAAAGAATGGCAACCTATACAAGAGATGAAATTGAAGGTACCTTTGGAACGTCATTCGCAACTGATCCTGTAGGTCAGCAAATAGAAAAAACATTTGATACTGTATTATCTGATAAAAGCAATAGAGAATATAAGGCTGGTGATTTTAGTCCAACCAATCATAAGAAAGTTTCTGAATTTGCAAATGTATATAATATGATAAAAAGGATGCGTAATCCAGAAATGAAACCAGAGGAATTGATAGATCCTAGGTTCATGAATAAGAAAGCACTTGATGAATTATCGAAAAGTATAGATAATATAGAGGTAGAAAACGGTAGGACTATAAAGCAAGTAGGTTGGGAGGGTACACTGGCTGTTCTTTCTGAAAGACCTGCAGATAGAATTGTTGATATATATGGTAAGATGATACAAGAAATGGCAGACTTTGCTGGTATTGAAGCCTCTTATGATCCAACAATTAAAGGTAGGGATAAGATATTTGGAAAATTAATATCAGGGCCTGACATGATGGAAATGGATGGTGTATTTACCTATAATAGAGTTATGCAAAGATTGAATTCTATGAGTAGAGCGGACACTACTGGAGAGTATCAAGATGTAAGTACATTAAAAATAAAAAATATCGATGAACTCAGTTCAGGTTTAAATAGGATAGCAGATAAATGGATGGAGACAATAGATATAGAATATGGTGGTAAAAGATTGTATAACAGTCCTTGGGATAATGCTTATATGGACTTTATGGGTAGAGCATCTCAAATTGGTGCAAAGAATTTTTTAAGAAAAGTATTAATAGGAGACACATCTGATATAGATGCTGGTAATCTATCAAGATCTATGCTTGCTCTGTTCAATACAACTGATCTTATTGACGGTAAACAAAAATTTAGAAGATCTATAGATGATTATAAATTTGAGGATGCGGTAGGAGAAAAGGATGCTGCTAGATTAAGTCAAGCGAAAGAAAACTTGAGGCTTTTATTTGAATTAATGAAATCTCATCCTGATAGAGGAGTAGCGAAGGATCCTATAAAACAAAAAGATAAAATAACTATAGATGAAGTAGAAGCAGCCGCAGGTTTATTTTCAAAAAGATTTAATTCACTACCTGAGCAGTATAGAGAGAATTTTTATGCTGAGGGTAGTGTAGATCTTGTAGAAACAACTTATGGTTTAGAAAACGCTGATCCAAGAGCAGTTTTTGTAGCAAAGGCTGTGTCTGAAGAAGGACTTGGATTTCAATACGAGGGGAAAACTCAATTACCAAGTAGAAAATTTGTTTCAGACCTAGCTAGAGATCTTCCACCAACTCAATCATTAGAAGCACAGCAAAAGGTTAATGCAGCATTGGATAGAATAAGTAGAATACTTGGGCCTAATGCTGAAAGAGCAGATTATTCTGTAATAGAAACAGGTAGACCAGAATTTTCATCTTTAACTATAGAAAAAATATTAGCAGTTGATAAAGCAATTGGAAATCAAACTGTTAAAGACCTCTTAGAAAATGGAATAAAGGCTACATCTGAAATACAATTTTCAAATAGCAATCTTCAAGAAAAACTTGTAAGTATAAAAACTGCAATGGAGAATTTACAGCACTCATTTGAAACAAACTCACTCAAGCCAAAGCATCTTGATGAGATCGCTGTGCAAATAGAAACCCTTATTGATATGGGAGTAAGTAAAGATCAGGTAGCTTCCTTAGAATCAAATCTTAGTACAATAAAGCAATTTATTGCACGTGGTGATATGTCACAAGACTATGTTAAGGAAAATTCTAATGCAATATTATCAGTACAAGAAGTAGTTGCTGATATATTAAACCGAGAAGGAAGAGCTAAAAGAGAATTTCAGAGTATAACAAATAAGATCATTAACATGACCATTCTTGGTAGAAGTGGTGGTGGATTAAAGTCAATTCAAGCAAGAGAAGCGGTTGAAGATCTAAGTGCTAAACTGAGAGAACTTAGACCAGATGCTATGGACAGAGAAAAAACCTTTTCAGAATTAGTAATGGAATACAATGAAACAGGTAGTTGGACAAAAGCATTGGATGTTGTTAGGTCAGTAAATGAAGGTATTGTAGGTCAAGTTTTAAGTAATAGTAGAAATCCTATTATAGCAGAAACGGCTAAGCAGTTATGGAATAAGACATTAAATAAAAACACTATACAACACGACCAAAGAACTCTTCAAGATATTGCAAGGGATTATGGAATAGTAGACAGAGCAGATCCCAACGAGATAGATCCTGCTTTTGTGAAAAGGATACGTGATCGTACTAATCCCAATAGTGTTGAAGATGCATTTATGGAGATAAGAAAAAGGATCTTTGATAATAATCCTACAGCTGAAGCTTACAATCTTTGGAGTAAGTTTATAAAAGAGGATAGTAATATACTTGCAAATGCTTTGATAAATGGTAGAGTTAGGCAAGAAGCTAGAATAAAAGCTGGTGTATTAGAATTTAATTCAGATGGTAAATTTAGATCAAATATTAATGATGATTTTTATGACCGGTTGCATGTAACTGGTGATAGAAACGAACCTTATGAACTATGGCACCTTGATGATACTATAACAACAAGGACATTTAAAAAGAATAGAACGTTCTCTATTGATTTTTATAAAAGTGGTGATCCTTTAGAGATACAACAATTGATCAATGGTCAGTTACGTTTGGGAAAAATGACAGACCTTGTGAAAGAATTGAAAGATTCTGGATTTATGTTTGATCCCAATGGAAAGTATATGGAAAGCCTAACAAATGTTCCTATATCTCCCTTGATCTACATGAGACCTTCCCCTGGTTCAAGAATAATATTTGTAGCCACTGATAGTAATGTTAAAAAATTGAATTCAGATTTTGAACTTTGGTTTGCCAATAAAGCAGATAGATTACGAGATAGAAGTGAGGTAGAAGCAAATAAATTTATTGAAATGTTTGGAGATCTTCTTACTGGTGGAAATACAAATGCATCTCTTAGATTGAAGATGTTAATGCAACACATAGATTATACTAGAGCAGGTCAATTCGATAAATGGATGGCAGAACATTCAAAAGCAACTCCTGATTGGAATAACCTTGCTAAGATAGAATCAGATATGTTTAAACGTGGATACTTATCTGATGGTGGTACTACTCAAAGGTTTAATGAAAAAACACTTAGATGGAACGCTCAACGCCATCCAGATCAAACTGTAAGGGATTTTTCAGAACTATTATTAAATAATAATATGCAGTACACAGTAGGTGTGATCGCAGATGAAGTATTCAATAGAGATGCAGATTATACTGTAAGTCAACAACGAACTGGAACTCCATTTGATAATAGGAGAATATCTTTTGAAAAATTAACTGAAGTTCAGGGCGAGTATGTAAATAACAGTGTTGTAAATGAAATTGTTGGAAAACAAATCTATGATGTCTCTACTGATTCTTATAAAAGTCTTAAATCCTCTATGCTGGATGGTGCAAAAATAGTAGATGAAAGTTTGGCTAAACTGTTATGGGCACAGAAAGGTGGATCAGGTGAATGGAATGGAGCAAAGACCATTATGTTCTCTACTGGTGATAATTCTATGCTTGGTAAGGGTTTTGCTGTTTATATACCTTCAATCTCTAGAAGAATGACAAATCGTGGTATTAACTTATTACTAGGAGAGTCATCTGCTAAGTCGTTTACTGGAAACAATTTAAATGGTAATCCAATTATACCTTTTGAACATTCACAAACAGGACAAGCTCGAAATTGGACAAGAGATATATTTCAAAATATGGGGGCTGATAATATAATGAGCTTAAATATTGATGGTCTTGGTGTTCAATTCACATCAAAGAATGTTGAGGGTGTTAATATATCATCATCCATGTTTGACTGGCAAAGCCCTGGTCATGTAAAACGGGCAACAGAGTGGATGGGACTTACAGAAATATTAAAAGATAGAAAGAACTTAAAATCAATGATAGGTGATGGGCCTGATTTTATAAGAGCTGTCTTCGCTGAAAGAGAATCTAAGGGTTTAGTGTATACTGAAGGTGCAATGGGATTAACCAGAGAATTGATAGACATGGGTATATCCTCTAATAATCCATTGGTCAGGGCTCAGTTAGATAAGATATTAAGAAATGAAGATTATAAAATGCTTACAAAGGTACCTACTACTTATGGAGAAGATAACTTTATTATTCCTGATGTTAGAGGCACTCTTTCTAATCCAGTTTTTGCTGAGTTAAGAGCTAAAATAGTAGAAAATGGAACACCAGCTTTAGGAGATAAATTATACAATAAAGCTATACAATTTGGAGGAGTTGCATTACCAGATAACACAGCAAGAAAGAAAATGAAAGATCTCAATGAAAAGATATTTGTTTTCAGAGATGAAAATGGTGTTGATCATGTAGTACAATATGATACACATAAAGATCTCAAGGGGCCTAATCGTTCAGAAGGATTTAATTTTTTTAGTTCGTTCTATGAAACATATGATCCAGCACAGCACTATATAGCTAGAAGAAATAGAAGTGGTCAAAATGATATCACATCTGTAGATAATACTGCATTTGCCGATAAAATGAGTACTAGCGAATCTTTTAAAACAAATGTAAAAACAGTATTGAATGAGCTTGGTGGGTTAATAAGAGATCATAATCTTGATTTTGTTCATGCACATAAATTGCTTTCTGGCGGTGAAATAACTATAGAAGGGAATAGGCTTCGCTTACAAAAACTTGCTCCAGATGTTTTACAAGCAATGAAACCAGCATTGGGAGCATCTGTTAATGCTATTCCTAAGATAGCAAAGGATCAGCCAGTCATGCGTGTAGATAGAATAAATAGCGATGAAATGAATGGGGTAATACAAGTAAATGCACATGACCTTAGAACAACATTGCAACGTGATAATGATGGTGATCATTTATATAGTTATTTGAAAATGCCTCATCAACTTGTTAGGGACTATGCAAGAGATATGGGTCACAAGTCAGATTATAATATGCTAGAAAAGGGTATAACACCTGGGGATATTAATATATTTGGTATAAAAGAGATCAAAAACAAATATAAAGCTGGTCAAAATGAATCAGCTATAGGCTTTTCTGAATATTCCAACCACTTGTCTACAGCAAGAAAAGCAATTGGTAGTATTATATCATCAAGGCGTGCCTTATCGTGGATGGAAAATGCCGGACTAGAATATAATGGCGAGCGGTTCTTAAGGGACATTGGAAAAAAGGGTGAATTAAATTCAAATGAGATGCTTGTTCTTGATAGGATGATGGATATATTTCAAAACAGTGTAGATATACATGGTGGATATAATAGATTAATGGCTAAAGATGCTTTAAGAAATTACTTTTTATGGGGAGATGTACCTGCGGATTACACCCTTCCAGCTGGATCTATTGAAGCAAGGCATTCAAAAGATAGTATTGTAAGAGATGATGCTCCGTTTGGTAGCCAAAAAGGAGCTTATGGACAAGGTCAGAATAAAGATGTGCAACGATTGGGTTTTGAAATAATATTAAGAACAATGAACGAAGCTAATAAAATGGCTAATGATACTTGGGATAACGCAGGTAGCAGATCACCTGAAACATGGGAATTAAAAACAAGTCATAGAAAGATAAAAGCATTGTTAGATAACCCTACTGATTTTATTACTAGAGAAATAATGTCTGAAATATCTATGTTAAGATATATAGGAGAGCATAAGAAGGCAGATAACCTTCAAAGACAATTTATTAATGAATATTTTCAAGATCGTATTCAAGATGTTGGTTCAAGTACTCAAGTAAATAAATTCCTAAAAAAGCTTAGGGAGGGGAGAGTAAAGCCAAGTAAGGAAATATGGAATTTTAAAGAAAAGTCTGATACTGCATTTGAATACAGTATTGGAGGAAAAGTTTTAAATGAGGTAATGACAAAAGGATTGTATAATAGCCCTGATATGCCTGATCTTGCTGTATCTAAACATACATCTGCGGGATATCTTGTTAATGGACTGGTTGATAGAGTAGCAATGCACAAAGCATTCAATATGAATCCATTAAATAACTGGCAAGAGTTCAAGATACCTAATTTGGTTGCAGAAACAGACGCAACAAGCAATCCAAATACTGTTAAAAATGCTTTGACAAGAGGACACGTTAGAACAATATTACAAAAAGAACATAGGAATATTGCTGATTCCTTAAGATTTTTTAGTGAAGAAAGGTTTGTAAATCCTACAAAGCTACAAAAGTTAGAGAGTAGACTAGCAGATGTTTCAGATGCAATTAGAATAATTGATAAACAAGCTGCTCAAGATATGGTAATAGATAAAAAGAATCTTCAACTTATAAAAGCATCTAAAGGTGCTACAAAAAGTTATCCAAAAGAATTAAAAGTAGATGCTCTTGTTTATGAAATAAACGGTAGAATAAAAAAGAAGGTAGGCACTAAGGAAGGAAATCCTAGGTTAATAGATCATGAAATAGAAAGTATTGATGTAGATTATGGTAGCTTAAAACCTATTGGATGGTTTAAGGCTGGTGATAAATTTGAGGTAAGAAAGAATAAAAGCTACTTAATAGATAAAAGACCAATGGTAAGAGAGAGTTCTTCAACTGTTGAAGCTAGATACTCAGAGGCATGGAAAGAAGTTACTGGTGTTGGAAGGTTAAGCTCTAGGAATCTAATATCAGATCCAGTAGATAGAGAGATGTTTATGTATGACGTGGATCAATTAAGAATGCGTTTGGATAATTCCTATAGCAATACTATTAAATCACTAAAGAATGATAGAACATTTGCTAATGATGTATGGGATTATTCATCTGGTAGAGAACAAAATATGATAGATGCATTCATGGGAAAATGGAGACATAAGATAGTTGGAGGTGGAACTGAAATGGATCAAGCTGCTCTTCTAATGCGTTATGTATTGCAACCACAGGTTATGACTGGTAAATATCTATCAGATGGTACAACAGAAATGCCTTATTATAGAGTAAATAAAAGATTAATGAATCAAATGTTCAATTGGGGATTAGATAATAAGCAGATCAATATGCAACCTGCTATAAAAAGAATGATACAAAATGTTGAAAAACAATATCGTGGTGAAAGATATGAAGAAGATCTAATGTCTGAAGGATATAAATACATGAATGCTGATGGGTATAGATGGGAAAATCTTGGAGCTTTTGCTAACACTGTTAAGTCACTATCAAATGGATGGTTTGCAAGTCCATATTTTGCACAAATAGAAGCAAGCCATAACTTGCTGAACAGACAGTTTGCAGATCCGATCACAGTTAGAACTGCAGCAGGAGATAAGCTTAGGATAAAACAAAGGATACCTGACAATGTATTTGACAAGGAAAGTGCAAACGGTAAAGGTTGTCTATATTAGAAAATGAAAAATAACGAAAATCATTATGTATATATATAAAAATTTGAAATTCGATATTAAAAACGGCACCCCCCAGCGGATTAAATTTTCAAACCTTAGGTGATATATGGGATGTAATTACAGTACTAAAACAAAAAATGAACATATTGATAATATGGGTGAAGTTTGGAAAAAATGGACAAGCCATAAAAGTATAAAGGATAGATATAGGAATTCAGATGGTACTTTAAATATTGATCTTGCCAAAGAAAGACTTATTGATTTTGCCCAATATAAGCTAAAACTTCCATTTGACCAGGATTATGTACTATCTAAAGGGGAGATAAACAGGTTAAATGTTGAAATAGATGCATATTCCAAAGATCTTAAAGGCAAATTCTCTCAAATAGCCGGTATAGTTCCTGAGGGAATATCAAAACAAGATCCAACTTCTAGAAAATTTTACCTGGATCTAAATAATATATTGAATATGACTCGTGTTAATACGGGCAAAAAAGAAAATGCAATGGCATCTATTACTTCACATTTTCTTGATGCTTATACAAATGCTGGTATGAATAGAAAATATTTTAAGGTAGGGATTGATGCTGTAAACGAGCTAAGAAATCTAAGGCAACAAGCAATGGAAGCTCCAAGTCCAGAAATAAAAAGAAAATTTGAACAGCAAATAGAAAAATTTGTAAATGGAGATGAAGGTTTTTTTCTTAGACAGTTTAAAATATTAAATGAAATGTCTAGTAGCGATCTTAAAAGAGTTAGAAAAGAAGGAAAATATGTTGATCCGATAACTAAAAAAGAATCAGTATTTGATCCAAATATTGTAAGTGCTGCTGAAAAAAGTAGAAATTATTTAGATAGCATGGGTAATGTTTTTCTTAGGGGACTTGAAAAATTAAAGGATGTAGTTGATCAAAAGTATAAATATGACACTTCTACTGCTAAAAGATTAAAAGGAGATATAGACACCTCAATTGCTTCTATAAAGGCATCTATAGATAGAGGTGGATATTGGCCTGGTGTATTCCTTCAAAATCTCGTAGATGTAAAGATTGGAATGGAAAAAATGATCAAATCTAATAATAGAGAAGGTGTTATATCAGATGCACAAAATCTATCAAATATATTAAGAAATATTCCAGACCTCCCAGATCAGGCAAAAGCAAGAAATCCAAATTTAAAACATGTATATGATCAAGATCCATTATTTGTATTAAATCAATATGGTAAGGATGCTGTAGCGTTTAATAAACTTGTATTCGCTCAAGACTCTTTATTAAAAGCTATGAGTCAAATACCAAAAACAAATAATACTCAATTTTTAAATGGATTGAAAAAATTCTTAGTAGAGGAATATACTGTATTCACAGAAGGTACTCGTTCAAGACCTGATTGGGTAAACAATATGGTATATTATGTTAATGCTTTCCAAACAGCAAGAACCATGGGATTTAATATAACAGGAGCAGCTAAAAACGCTGCAAGTGCTGTGCATTATTTTTCTCATGTAGGTCTCGGTGCTGTTAATAGAACAGGAAAAGCATATAGGCATAATGAAGATGGAGTACGAGATATATTAGATAATCTTGAGAAAAGAGCAGGGTATAAATTCGTAGATCCAGCATCTGAATTGTTTTCTGAGGGTTTGATAAAGAGATCTGACTTTGATCAAGGTAGGATAGAGTTTGATCCGATAAAAGGTACTATAAAATATAATGGAAGTCAGTTAAAAGATCAGATAGGAGAAGTTGGTGAGTGGACAATGGGTAAACTTCTTACTTTTCATCGAATGACAGAGAATTGGCAACGCAGATGGATGTTTAGAACTGCTTTTATACAAAAATATCAACAGTTATTAAAGAATTCTACAACCCTTTCTAGAGATAAAATAGAAAAATTTGCAGAAAATCATGCATTGGAAATGGTAAATGCATTCGCTTATGAATATGCACCCCATGCTAAGGCTAAGCCTTTACGTGGTACAGGCCATGAGGTAAAGGTAGATGAGTTTGGTGAGCATATAATAATGAAACGTCCTATTATTGGCGGAATGAGTGAGGTTGCATTTCATTTATTGCATTATCCAATGTCTCTTGCTGAAACACATTTAAGTGCATTAAAAGGAGCTGGCAAAGCAATTCAAGCTGGTCAATGGAATGCAGATGAATTGATGTATGCAGCTAGATATGCAGGTGTATTTGGTGTATTGCAGGCAGGTTCAATTCTGTTAAATGTAGATCTTAATAATTTATTTGAAAATGAAACTATTAGTAGAATGAGAAGAATTCATGACGATCTAACAGTAGGTGGTAAATATGAAATATCGGATCTTTTAAATCCTGATTATACTACAATGGGTGAACTATCATTTGATGAAATGGATGCGGGTGAGGTAGATACATGGAAAGTATCTGCCATAGCAAGAGATCGTAGGGATAGAGAAACTGCAAGAACTGATAAAACAGCAGTTACTGTATCAGGGACAACACAAAGACCAGTATCTGGAGCTAAGCAATTCTTTCCTCAAGATTTTATTCAATCTGGAAGGAAAAAAAGTACCTTTGGTCTTTCAGCAGAAATATTTGGCCCAACTGTAGGACATATAAAATACGGTCTCATAGCAAGTGGATTAATGGATCTTGAGCATAGTTTATTTAATCAAATAGTATTTGGTAATGTTGATTATAGTAAGGATGATGAAGAGACTGCTAGATACGAAGCATATCAATATAGTACTGAATACGGTAGGTTTATTAATAAAACATGGCCTGCAGTTAGAGATGGACGTGGTATGGATCTTCTAAGACATTGGTTAGGTTTATATCCAAGAAAATGGACTAAACAGTACCATGAAAGTATCTTTGGGCTCTCTGAATCAAAGCAACAGGCACAGGCTAGAAGAAGAGTAAGAGGATTGGAGCCTGAAGCCGCATCTGCTGTTGGTGTTTTAGATCAAATGTTAGAAATGGAATATAAAGGGACAGGGTATTAATAGGAGTTAGTCCCCGTCCCTTCTTTTTAGTCGAAAAATGTATTATCTATTGTGAATGTTAATCTTGTTGTAAGTGATAGTATATGTATTGATATGCATACCATATTTGTTATCAATATTTCAAAGCAAAAAGGAAATAATTGAAAACATACATAGTCGGTTTCTAATGTGATTCTTGCAATATTGTTTCCTACACTCATACAAACTCCTACATTTCTAGATACAGTTCTGCTCTTTTGATAAGATCTAGCCATTCATCATATTCCATGATAATATAAGCTTCTCCCCTATCCTCACGTACCAATGCAACATCACAGCAATCTGGTGGCTTGATCCATTTTGCTATTCTTTTTCTTCTTTTACACTGTACTTTATATTGCCCAATAACGGCATCAACCTCTTCTTCTAGTCCAAGCGACATTCCATTAGACCCATAAGCTCTTTTGGCCTCTATGCCCTTGTTTTTCGCTTTATTTACGCATTCTCTTTCAAATGTATTTCCTTTAACTTTGCTTGGGTGTGTCATGTTCATCTCCTGGATCTTGGGGTGATACCCATTTATACTCTATTTCATCGCCTAGGTTTACATTGAATTCATCAGCAGTTGTAGGCTCTCCATCTAATGCTGCTAGTGCTAATGCTCTTAGTACTTCAGGGTCTTTGATATTTTTTGAATGCACTATTTGTTCTAATGCATGTCTATATCGTTCCATATATTGTTCTACGTCCAAGAGCAACTCATTCCAGGTCATAATCCCAGACGGGACTTAATGATATTTATAGTTGATTTCATTTCTTGGATTGATTGTTCAACCAATCTTATTCTTTTTGACAACTTACCTTCAGGTTTTTCTTTTGGTTTTGCTTCAGCATCCTTTGCTTTCTTTTGAAACATTTTGAATGTACTTGGTTTTTCTTCCATTATAACTCCTTATTGGTTTAGTTTGCCTAATGCAATATACATTAGTTCCGGTGTTAATCTCTTTACATTTCCTTGTTTACATCTTATTGCCATTCTTTTTACCATCATCTTGGCTTCATGATCAATAAACTCAATTGTATCTTTACCAAGTTGTACATTGTTTTCTTTGAAGATATGTTTTATTTCTTTTTGTGTCATAATGATCTCCTAATTTAAAGTGGTAGTATATATTTTCCCACAGATGAAGTCCCATGTCTTCTATGAGTCTGACTTACACAGTCCCGTATACGAGGATTACCACCACTTTAAGCTTATTAGGGAAACTCTTCAGTAGCCAACCGAAGCATTTATCAACACATTTTTACGTTAATATTTAGTTTCCCTAATTTTTATTGGTCATTGTTATTATTGAATTGATCTTAGAAACCTCATCAATAAGGTTTCCTACAAGGAATTTCTTATGAGAACCACCTTGTGATTTTACTAATCTCAATCCCTCTAACAATATTTCAGTTTCTTGTATGCTTTCGATCACTAGAACAGGTACTCTCATTGATTTAGCCATTATCTGAATCCTCCTACGAAGTTCTTTCTTAGAAGTCGTACTCCAGGTATTTTGGATCCATCTTTTAACTCTTCTAGTATTCTTTTTTTATCAAGTTTCTTTGTTTGAACGGTTATCCAGTATTCATCAGGTATGTCATTCTCGTCTATTACTTCAACTGCACCAGCGGATTTTCTTATCTTAAGAGGATTGAAAACAGAATTCTTGGGCATTGTTTTCAATTCTGCATGGGATTCGATAACAAGCTGCTTAACCCGTTCATTTGTATTGTGCAGCATTTTCTTTATCTTTTTACATTTATCTATATGCTCGTCTACCATTTGCATCTTGGATTCATTATCACGGTAGAACCAGTATATACCATCTTCTTTTTCATATAACTCTGTAAATAACTCTTGTATCTGTACATTGAACTGTTCTGGATCCATTGCCATGTCCATGTTCATCTGTTGAGTCATTATATCAGTAGTTATTTCATTCATTGTTCTTCTCATCATTGTCCTCTTTTGCTATTGCGTCCCAATCTGGTTCTAATATGTCTGGATCTAGATCCTTTCCACACATTCCACAACTAAGACTTTCAGGAACATTTGTATCTTCTTCTCTTGCTTGATACTCCATTTCATCTTTAGGATGTTGGCATTCAAGCTCTTTTGTTGTTATGATCGCTATCATCCTACTAACCTCAATCCATCTAATGAAAGGTCAACATGCAGTGTTTCCTTTTCACGATTAGCTGTACTTTCAAGCTTTAATCCCTTTATCAAGCTCTTCTCCTTTATATCAAATAAAGGCTCTAAGGATAATACTTTATTGACATTATATGCTACTCTAAATGAACCTTTTGATGATGCTATGTTCATTCCTTCGTGAAATGCACTTTTTGTGATCTCACTTATAACAAATACTATCAAATCGTATTGTACAGCAATTTCTGTTAATACTTGAGATGCTTCTTCAACTTTCATGTTATTGTCTTTCATTCTACTTCTTAATAGACCTAGGTGGTCAACTACAAGTATTTCAGGCTTTTCAGGTAACATCTGTATTCTCTTTTCTATCTCATATGGATAGCAAGAATTATAATCCACCTGTAACCAGTTGAAATCAACATCAATACCATTTCTATTTCTTGAATAATGTATCTTTAGATCTTCTTCATCCCACCCTCTTTCTATCATAATGAATCTTGACATCATTTGCCTTGGGGACATTTCAAGTTCCATCATATAAGTATTCTTCTTGAACGCATTTATCCAATTCATAAGTAACATTGTTTTCATGCTCTTGGGAGGTGCTTGTAACAATACTACTTCACCAGGATAAATAGGAAAGCTTACTACTTGTTCATATAACTCATTGAAATTAATGGGTTTAACATTACTTGTATAGAAATCTATCAGTACGTTTTCCATATCAGTAGCTGACATTACAGATTGGTCTTTCTTAGATTTGTATAGAAAGCATGTTTGCTGACATAACGAATCCTTTATAGAGTCACTACAACCGTAATTGTACCCACTACCATCATTAGCAGTGTAACAAGATGTTATGATCTTATCCAATTCTTCTTCAGTGAATGGTACATCATGTTTATCTACACGCTGTCTCCAGTCTTCCATGATCAATCTAACAACACTTTCAGGGTATCTCCATCTTAGATGTGAACCTAATCTTAATGCTGTCATGTGCCTACTTCCTTGACTAACGCCTTTTAGCATTAATTGTATACATGTGTAGTTTGTTGGATCTGGATCTCTACCGAGTTCACTTTTGACCACCTCAGTTTCTTTTGGTGTTTTAGCTATCCTGTCTAATACATCAAATACAGGATCACACTTCATTTCTGGGTATTTAAAGTCTCTTCTTGGAACATTCTTGAAGTTTAAATTGAACTTTCTAAATTCTGTTTCATTTAGTGGTATCTTCCATTTTCCAGACTTGGTATTCAAGGTATTGGGGACTCTGATTATCCTTGTCTTGTCAATCACAGATGGATCTGCATATTTATATACTCCAACAGCTTTAAGCTTATCTTTTACTTTCAAATGAAGATCCTTACAGGGTTCCCATTTAAATGCAGAAGATGGAATATTTACATGAAATCCACGACCACTAAAGTATATTTGATATGGTATTTGTTTTTTATACAGTAGTTCTATTAGCATTAATGTTTTATGCTTTGCTTGCTCAAGATTCTTTCCATCAACATCTAGTATCAATTCATCAGGCATATATATCAATCCATCGAATCCAGCGAGCTTGTTATTCTTATTAAAGTATTCTATAACATATTTATCATAGTCCCATAAGGACATAAAGGTATCTTGGGGTGTACCTTCGAGCTGTGACATCTTATTACTTTCATGGAAATGATGTCTGTTAGATAGTGATAATGCAAATTCTTTAATCATTCCATCTCCTTGATTTCCTTCTTTACTTGATCTTGCATTTTATGTCTTTTATCCCAGAGTTCACCACGAAGAGATGGGTTAAGCTCTTGTAATTTCTGTCTACACCTTCTTACAGATTCAGATGATGGTAACTTACCTTCTGCAAGTGTATTTAGAAAATCCATTACACCTTCTTCTATTTCTGGCATTTTGTGATACCATACTGTAGCAAGGAGTTTGTTATCATCATCTCTAAGATGTGGATAATTTGTTAATAGATGTTTTATCATATCTATTGTTTTTTCTTGTATGTATTTCATATGTATCCTTTAATAGAGTGGGGCTTTCTAATAGAGAAAGAAAAGGAGACAGAAAGCCCCTGTGACGTACTCTAATTAGAAAGGAGGCTCATCAGTAGTTGTTGTAGTTGAATTTATAACATTAGCAACTTCAGCAACTTTTTCCTTTATTTCATCGGTTGTCATTTCCAACATTTCACCATTGGATTCAGCAGGTTTCTTGTATTGTTCATAATACTTTAGACCTTGTCCCATCCAATATTCAGTATCCTTTTCAGTGTAGGATAAAACCTCACCTTCTTGGACAACTGGAGCAACACGATTTAATACTCTGAAATATCCCTCTTCATTCTTATAGAAGAAAACATGAATTTTCTTTCCATTAAGATTAACAGCTTCATCATCATATTGAAGACTTTTTTTACCAGAGGAATTTTGAACCTCGCCTATGATACCAGCATTTGCTAGTTTGAACAATCTTGCTATTGCAAATTCTTCACCACTATCTTTAGCATAGGCTTCATATAAACGAAGGTTTATTGTTTCAGGGTATTCTTCAAACCAAGCATCAACATAACGAACATCATTATATTTACCATACTTGGCATCCTTTAGAGTAACTTCTTTCCAGCCGATAGACCAATCTCCACCGCCTGAATTACTCATTGTTTTTATAGCCATTATGACTCCTTATTAACTAAGGTTCTTAAACTCCATGTCTTACCAGATCCTGGACTTCCTATGATGAGGATCTTTGCAGATGTGAAGTTCTTTTCTTTTACAGCATCTAATACCAATTGAAAATCTTGGGGAATCTCAGAAGGTAATAGATCTGTTCTATCTTTAGCGTGATCATACTTTTCAGTATGCTTTGTTTGCCAAACATATTTAGTTTCACCATTTGGAGCTTCAACAGTTCTTGTATAAAATACAAAATCGAACCATTTGCTTATATCTTCTTTGGTGCTACCATCTATATATGGCAATACTTTTGTAGTTCCATCATCAAGGTCTCTTAATTTACCATGGACGGTCATAACAAGAACACCTGGTATTCTGGTTATGAATTCAAGAAGCATATCAAGGGTATTCTTTAGTTTACCCCAGTCTTGCATCTTCATTCTACCTGTTTTATCAACAAGGCTTCTTTGATACTTCTTTGATAATTCACTGAATGTATCAAGTATCAATGCGTCTATTTGAGTACCATTCTTGGGTATGGTCTCTAAGACTTCTTGATCTATTTCAAGATCACCTATCTTTGTCTTATGTACTGCTTTTTGAACAGTATAAAGATCAGATATTATCTTTTTGAACTGATCGAATGTGGTAGGTGCAAGTACTGGATATCCAAACATCTCTTGTATATCATCAGTGCTTCCAAGTGTTTGTGAACCACGTTCAAGATCAAACATCAAACATTTCATTAGCTATCCTTTATTATATGTGTTTTTATAAGTTTATTTGCCATGGATACTATCATTGCTAATAGAAATATCCCTACTGCCCATACAACAACAGCTATTCCTAGTATAAGCATATTTGCTATCCATTCTGCTATGTCCATTACTAACATTTCTCCTCCTATGCTGATGGCATTTTATCAAATTCTTTAGCAAACTCATCATATTCATCATCTACCATATTTGCATATCTAGCAAAGTCTTTTGCAGGATCTTTATATACCATGAAAGAGGCTGCAGCCAACAATGATCCTAAGGTATCTCTGTACCATTCAGAATCCACTCCATTTTTTTCCATTTCAGCAAACATCATTCCAAATACTCTATGAAATAATGGTATTAATATTTTTAAACTACCCTCATTACTATCCATTACTTTTGCTAATTTACTTATCATTTTATTTCCTTTATTAAAGAGGGAGACCACACTTATGTTATAAGTTCTTGTATCTCGGAGTTTGACTGAATCATCGGATTGACAAGCTCTGAAACATTAACGGTATGGTGGTTTTATCCGTAACTCCCTCTCTAAATCATTTTGCCATTAGTGTCATGGATGGAAAGTGAAACAATATCTCTTTCTCATATATATGGTTGTTTGTCACTTTAGATATAGCATTTGTAATAAATGAACCAGCCATGTTGCTACAATAACTTGTTGCTTTGGCTGTACATGGTTCACTACTTGCATCTTTATCTTCATACCAACATTCTTTATACTTATCAATACTTGGTCTTTTGAATGTATATTGTTGATATGTTTGTGCTCCCATACGTCCGTCTACTAATATTAACGGTTTTAATTTCTTTACACTACAAGCTATCTCCACAGCCTGTAATCTACTCGACATGTTATCAAATCCTAAGACTATGATATCATTTCCATGAGGTATGTATTGAGAATTATCCTTGAATTTATCTTTTTCAGTAATAATAATTGGATTGTCACATATTTCATTTAGATAATCTTCTAATGCATTAACCTTATGTTTACCAACATCAGAGAAACCATATTGACTCACACCAATATTTTCTTGAGAAACCTTATCATTATCATATAATGTAAACTTCTCACCACCTGATCTGGCTATTTGGATGGCTGCGGAACTACCGATAGCTCCGCAACCAAGTATATGGAAATGAAATTTATCAAAGTTATTGAATATGTCTTCAAACCTTGATGTTCTTCTCATCCTTCTCTCCCAAATTTAAGAAATCCAGCGTATCATATCCAGTATAATATCCACACCTTTCATGTAATTCATTCTCTGTAAATTCAACAATATTAAAGCTTTGCTTCTTGTTTTCAAGAATAGCATTCCATGATTTTACTGACTTCAACCAATCCTTGAATGTGAATTCACCTTCAGTATACAAACTGTTAAATTCATCAACTACATCAACAGTGGCTGACAAGAGTGGTTCATCAAAATCAATATCATCTCCTGTCTTTTTTGCAAAGTCTAAACTGCTACCACCATATAATGATGTTTGTTGTGGATTTGCCCATGATCTTTTATAACTACCATTCCAATGAGTAATTCCATTAGTAGTTAATTCAGGTTTACTACACAATTTTGATACAGCATCTACAACACCTTTTGGTAATTTCTTGGGTTTTGCATCAAGTATCTTTAACTCTATATCTTCATGTGCTTTAATTGGATTCCAAACACTAACTCTGAATTTATATGCTTGACGAATATTGACCACAAGAAATGCTGACCAATCTCCGCTAGAATATTCTTCCATTGTATCTGTATCTGTAGTAGACCAAAATGCATCCATATTAGCATGTGAATGCCACCATACAAATCTTACACCAGCACCATGCTTTTCAGCACATTTGACATAATAATCTGCTACTGCATCCTTATCCATTTCAGTTGTACCACCTGTTACTTCTTGTTTTAAGATCTCAGGCTCAGATATGATCATGTTTCCATCTTTATCTGGCATTGCTACCATAAAACCACCTACTTCAGATTTGAATTGATCATAAGATGCTTGGGCATAATCTATGACCTTCTTCCAATCTTTTTGCGAAATGTAAAAATCCATTTCTTCTCCTTTTCTAACGTAGATCTTCTATAACAGCATCGCTGTTATTTCTAACCCATTCTAACATTGAACTTTGTAAATCCTCTTGTGAACTTATTGTTGTATATCTTGTAGGATAGTTGTCATCAACACCTTCAAAACTCCAGTTGAAATTTCCTGGATATGTATCTTCTGCATTGATTGTTTCTATTTTATCCCAATTTATACTCCCATGCTTAACCCACAATACGAGTCTTTCTCGTTTCAATCTAGTTTCATCTCTCTTAAATCCATCACACATTAACATAAGACGTTCTGAACAATTTGCTTTACAAATAGATTGACGTTCCGTAGCTGTATCAAGATAAGTTCTCATTTGATTGTAACAGCTTCCAACATCTGTACCAACTATGTCATAATAATTATCATGAACATCTTTATCATGAGTTCTTGGACTCCCATAATAACCTGTTCTTATGTTATTTAATGGATGAGTATCGCCAACTCTAAATGTTGTCAACCATGAATAAGTAGTTTCACACCACTTTACAATATTCATATCTGTAGTATTTAGGTTGTTGAAATTTCCATAACATGAATTACTTGTTTGATTCATTCTAATATTCCATGTATCTGGATGAGTACTCGGATCTATTTCTCCCTCAGAATAACTTCTACCAGGATACTGAAGAAATGGATGTTTTAATCCTTGTATGATAGGTTTATACCAGAAATCGGATCCACCTATTCCAAAAGCACGTCTTCTTGTTGTACCTAATGCATGACTTATAAGTCTAGCTCCATCTATTCTATACATACCTAGAACACTTCCATTGTTAAATCTATACATTGGTGTAGTGCTATCTGATACATATACATTCATGATAATATCTTTGAATGGATGAATAAGATATACCCTAGTACCATGTTCTCTTAATACGATCTTTGTTTTGTTTTCAGTAAATGAAAATGAATCATTTATAAGTTCATTCAAAAGTTTTTGAAAATCATCAGAGTTATGGTTTTGTTCGTTGTACACATAATATTCTATATCACAATTATTCATAGATTTATTATATGCTTCAAAGTCATCAAAGGCTGATACAATTTTTTCAATTGCATCTTTCTTTATATCTTCTACAACATCATCATCATCAATCCATATTTCATTTCTAAATCTTTTTCTCTGCAACATTCTTTCAACCACACTTAATTGACGTCTGAATCTCATAAGATAATATGCTTGACGATTTCTTTCTGGTTTTTCAAATACCTCTAATACGTTCTTATATTTACCTAAGGTTCCCAGAAAGTAAGACCTTAAGTATTCCATTTGATCATATGTTCCACGTTTCCATTGAAATTTCTTGGTAACTTCCAATTGAATACCTAGAAAATGAGGTACTTGTTCGTTTAGTTCTTCCACAGCAGTTATAAGATCAGCTTGTGGGCCGATCGGTATGTGTGAAAAATCCATGTTTTTGATAAATTCTCTTATCATTTTATACTCCTTTATAGTATCAGGGGAAATAAAGTACAGGCATATTATTTCTAATACGTTAACCAATTCCCCCATCAACTATTATCTTAACGGAACCGATAAATGTTTATTTACCTTCGCCACCCTTTTTATTGGTCTTTACAACAGCAACATTATCATTATCACGCAATTGGTGATCATCATTTGCTACTACACGATTCACGTTAATTGCTTCATCCGTAAGATTCAACTCACTCCTTAGCTCACCTACATTAGATGCACCAGTTGGAGTTGGGATGAAAGCAGCTGTATCTCTGCACAGATTAATGGTTATACCATCTGACATATGATACCTCCTTGTTTGTTTGTTAACAAAAACTTTCTGTCAGTGACCGCTCGACAGTGATCCTTAATGCCAAACCTAAGCAGCTCAGTTCGGGGATCAGCGTGTAGGAGTTTCACCTACATATTACGTCCATTTTAAAGTGTGGTTACACTCCCAAGTTTTAATTTCTCTTTTTTATAATTCTATAATCACCAACGGTTCTTCTTATGTAGTCTAAAAGAGATTCAAACTTTCTTGTCGGATGTTTTTTCAATTTATCCTTCATCTTTAGGATCCGCCTTAAATACTTTCCATATTCCTATTGGGTTAAAGAAACTGAATATTGGTTTTATTCTATCAATATAAACCTTTCTATCTTCTGTGTTATCACTATCAAGACCATTAGCTTCCAATATAGATTCTTTCATGAATGGGTTTTTGTTCTGAGAATAACTTTGCTTGTAATTTGTTTGTGTAAAACATTTATCACGTTCTTCTCTAGACTTTCTTCCCAACTCTTCCAGTCTTTCACCTACTACTGCAGGTGGTAATTTTCCTGAATCCCATGTAATATGAAGTGGATATCCAGGTATGTACTTTGTCTCTCCATTATCTTCAACTTTTCTATCACATTGATAGTTCATATATCCCTGACTTCCTTCATCAAGTATTTCTGGGTATAATACTTTTACCTTTGATGCTAATACTTCACCATCATCATAAATACCTTCATGTATTATCTGTGTCCAATCACCATCACATACATCTTCTGGAAAATATGGATTTCCTGGTTCATAGTGATATGTTACATGAAAAGGACTTATTTCAAACAGTGCCTTACTATTTTCTCTGTCAAGTACTGGATTAACAAGATAAACAGCTGTGAAGATAGGTATTTGACCATCTTCTTGTATTTCTACTTTACTCATTACATCTCCTTTTAAATGTAGCTGGTGATCTAACCGCTTGGGTTGGAGCAAACAGATGCAAAACATGCGGAGTTTCACATTCAGACCACCAGCATGATCAAAAAACTATGGACTGGCTCGCTTACGGAGTTGAGATCGTGTACACTTAACTGACCAGTCCAAACTTTGTGCAGCCACTCCCTGCAGAGAAGTGTGGGGCTCACCATTACGCAACCCAACCTACATCACATAGGTGCTGCAAATATAAATCTTTAGGCAGACAAGTAGTTGCGAGCATCCCCACAGCATGACCAAATGAGAATCGCATGCCTGCCTAAATATAAATTTTTGCCTGGTATTATTGTTGGAGAACCAGGCTAACTCCAATTATAAGTTACGCCATTAGGTAAGCCTCCTATCTAAATTGTCTCGTTTTAGTTAAAGGACAAACTATATCATGTTGTGCCTTTTGATTATAAAGGACAGCATATTCATTATTCAATTGATCGAGGTTATCTCTAATCCTCTGAATTTCTTTGTTCTTTAAATAATTATTAACAAGACTTATTAGTAGAAGGATAGCAATTGCAATGTTATAAACCATATCCACGCTCCTTTTTCCATTCTTGATCTGTTTTAAACCAATAATCAACTTTCTCTTTTGGTGTCATTCTAGAAAATTCCATTCTTTTTCTTAGAAATATGATATGTTTTAACAATTTATTGAAGACAACTTCTACTTTTAAGCAGATAGCTATCATAACATTATAAATCACGACGTTTCCTCGCTTTCTTACGCTTGATGCGTTCTATTTGATTGCGAGTACGACCATTAGCATTAAGAGATTCATTCAGCTTTCTCTTTTTACGCTTACGATCTTTTGCTTTGGTATTAGGCATGTTCACTCCTATTAGTTAAATCTTTAAGTAACAAGGTATGTATTCTCACACTAACTATAATAATAGCCTGTTTGAATCATCTTAGTCACCAACTAAGAAGCATGATTGGTTAGATCATAACATACCTCGCAACTACACTTACACTACACTACATTACGCTTACTTATGTTTTTATTCTGGTGTCTCCAGGTTGATAAATCTTTGCAAGTTCAGCATTAATGTATTGTTTTGTCATCTTTATAGCTTTATCTCCAACATACATATATTTCTTTAGTTGTTGAAGATCCGTGTTTATTAATAACTCCCAAAAAGCACCATTATCATATGACCAGATGTCAACTTTATGATAATGTCCTAAGGCTGCTATCACACGAGTAGGTAGGTAAGGTTTTCCCATGATTACTCCTTTTGTTTAAATAGGGAGTGACAGACAGAACTCGACATGAACTATCTGCCACTAATGTATTACCCAACAAATGGATACGGAGAACGTATCTACAATCCCTAAAGTTTGGTAGGAGTTTATAATAAATAACGCCTTGCAGTCTCGTATGTTAGGACTGTGTAAAAGTTTGAGGAAGGGTTGAAAGGGGCATTGTACAAACTACCCCTTAATGTTAAAGATTAATTACCACACACCTTCTTGATCCATTATATGATCCTTGACTTTGACTAGAGATTGCTTTTCTTCAGCCATTCTATCTCTAAGCTTTACCCAGTGTACTTCATCTCTTGGGTAGCGTCTAGCCATTGAGTTGCATATAGCTTGAAATTCATCAGCGTAAGCATTCAGCTTAGTTCTAGTCTTTCTTCTAGCTGCGTTACTACGACCTTCATCACGACCACTGTATTGCATATGTATCAATGCATCAACGATAGCATTTAGTGCTGACTTTGCACTAGGGAGGTCAACAATCTTAGGCATTTCAAATAAACCCATTCTTAACTCCTATTAATTAATTAAATAACATATATAATACAAATGAAAAATAACGTAATCGTAGAATTAAAAACCCTTGTTAAAGGGGGTACGTCCGTATGAAACACCACATACCAAAATGCCACAATTTTTAAACCTTTTTGTAATTCTGATATATTTTATATAATATCGCTACCGTAGATTCGTAGAATATCACCCTTTAAGTACCCCTGCAATGGTTCTGCTTCGAGGGTCAGAAGTCGGGTTGTAGGTTATCAAAATAGTTAACTGAGTTCCCCGATACTACAGAAAACTGCTAAGATATAAGTCTTGAGTAAGGGAGAAATAACTGGCTTTGGATGAAATTCTTGGTTAAAGATCAAAATGCTCAGGGGAAAAGTCTATCTAGTTATAAGGTTTTATGCTTATCTTATAGTATGAAGATATATACCCTTACTATTGGTATTGATGAAGAAAATGAACAAGTTGAGTTTATTCAGGAAGAGCAGTATGATACTGAGCCGGTCATAAAAGAAGAGCCTATAGTAGCAGCAGAAGTAACAGCAGATGATAACTTTGAAAGTTTATTAGAAAAGCTAAAATTAAGCATTGTTGGACATGCATGATATTTACGCCCCCTGGCGGGGGCTATTTGATGAGACATTATAAAGTAAATAAGATACAGCATACAGTATTTGATACCATAGATGAAGTCCCGTCTGATATGGAAGTAGTCCCCAACTGGCGTGATTCCAGTATTGGGGATTGGGTCAAAGCTGATGATGATTGCGTCATACAGATCCTCCGAAGAGGTAATATGATGAGAGACAAGGGAAAGAATAGGGTGCGTAGTTATGTAGGTACCTGTACTGGGACGTTCGTATGCCTTCCACGTACCAAGATGGATACATCTAGAAGAAGGAATATATACTCAATTGGTGGGGAATTATCTGCGGAAGAACGAGTCTCATCCCGAACTACGCTCTCAAAGAACGAGGTATTGTTTGTTCAGTATCTCTCCTCCGGACTCACAGCACAGAACGCATATCTCAAGGCATTCCCCACCAATAACCCACATTATGCAAATACCAAGTCTGCCAGTTTGATCAAAACAGAAAGGATAGTGAAAGCCATGAAAAGAGAATTAGAACCTATTGTAAAAGAATTAGGCATTAGTCCTAAGTATGTCCTTGACAGGATAAAGGCAGAAGCTGATAGTAGCGATAAGGCAGATGTCCGTTTAAAAGCACTATTCAAGCTATCTGATATCCTGGATCTGGAAGATAAGTCCAGTACCAAGGTAACACAAGTAACCGGAGCTTTGTTTCAAGGGTTTTCAGAAGATCAACTTGAAGCAGCAGAGCGTCCAAAGGAGATAAAGGGATGAGATATTATTGGGAAGTGTTATTTAGCGTAGAATATTTCCCGTATTGGGAGTTTACTATGCTAATGGTGCTATGTTTGTGCTTAAGTATGCTATATAGATTGCATAGAATAGAAAATAAAGTGGATAAGTTATAGTTTTTGCTTTGTAATTGCTATTTTTTGTATAATAAGCTACAATAAATGGCCAATATAAATACAAAAGTTGTATCGAAGGCTGAGGAACAGCTAGAATTAGCTAAAAAAGACCTCATTGCTTTTGGAAAATTATTTCTTCCAGAGGATTTTATGCGTTCAGAGACACCGTTCTTTCATTATGAGGTAACGGACGCTCTAATGGACAAAGATCATAGACAGTTGGCCATCATTCTTCCAAGGGGACATGGGAAAACTGTACTTACAAAGTGTAATATCATGCATGATTTCTGTTTTGCTACAGATCCACTATTCTATGGGTGGGTTGCTGCTTCTTCAAAGATATCCGTACCAAATCTTGATTATATTAAATACCATATTGAATATAATGATAAAGTGAGGTACTACTTTGGAGACCTAAAGGGAAGAAAATGGACGGAGGACGACATTGAGCTATCGAACGGTTGTAAACTTATATCGAAGTCTAACTTATCTGGCATTCGTGGGGGTGCTAAGTTGCATAAAAGATACGATCTTATTGTTTTGGATGATTTTGAAGATGAGAATAACACCATTACTCCAGAATCGAGAGCAAAAATATCAAATCTTGTTACAGCTGTGGTCTTTCCAGCTCTGGAACCTGCGGATGGCAGGCTTAGAATTAATGGAACACCTGTACACTTTGATTCTTTTATACAAAATATCCTGGTCGGATATGATAAAGCAAAAAAAGAAAAAGAAAAATTTAGTTGGAAGGTCATAACCTATAAGGCGATCATGGATGATGGTAATCCTCTATGGCCTAGTTGGTTTGGACATAAAGAAATGCAACGTAAGAAAAAGTTTTATGCTGATTCTGGACAGCCACAGAAATTCTATCAAGAATATATGATGGAGGTTCAGAGTGCAGATGACGCAATATTCACGAGAGAGCATATAAAACATTGGGATGGGATATTTACCCATGATGATGAAACAGGATTATCATTCATTACGCCTAATGGGCAGGATACTCAACCCTGCAATGTCTTTTGTGGGGTTGATCCTGCCACCGATAGTCAAAGGCGGGATAGTGATTTCTCAGTTCTCATAGTAGTAGCAGTAACTCCTGAGAATAATATCTATGTATTGGATTATATACGAAAAAGGTCTATACCTGTTCTGTCTATACTTGGTGAGGAAAGAAAAGGAATAGTGGATTATATGTTTGATTATGCAAAGACCTACCATCCATCGCTATTTACAGTAGAAGATACCAGTATGAGTAAACCTATCTTTCAGTCATTACAGTCAGAGATGCGTAGGAGAAATGATTTTAGTATAGGTTGCAGACCAGAAAAGCCTGGTACTCGTATGAGTAAACGAGATCGTATACAGGAGGTATTATCACAAAGATTTGCAGTAGGGCAGATACATTTAAAGAAAGAGATGTACGATCTACATAGAGAAATAATAACATTTGGGCCTCGTATGGCACATGACGATACCATTGACGCACTTGCATATGCATGTAAGTATGCACATCCACCCATGAATTCTAAGAAGAATAAAGATGGAGATTGGTATAAGCGTAAACCTAAGGTAAAGGATTGGGTGGTAGCGTAATGGCTGAACCAGTAAAAGAAGCAAGGTATCCAGGTCTAGCAGAATTTGTTTATGATGATGTGGATCTTCCTGGATATCAAAGAACTTATGTTCCTGGAGAATCTGAATTAACATCAAGGCTTTTGGGCTTACCTCCTAGATATACATATGAAGCTAAAATGAGCACTATTCCTGACCAGTTTCAGGAGAGTGAACTAAAAGATCCTAAATTATGGGAAATATATATTGATAAGGTATGGGAAAATGTTGCAGAAAGTGCTTATGACCCAAGCAAGAGTCCAATAAAAGAAGTAGAACCAAATGTTTTTGAAATAAATACCAGTACAGAATTTGGGAAAGTTCTTCAATCTAGAATAGATCTTGCTTATTCAAGAGCAAGGCACCAAAAATGGCCCGAAGGACATTTCTTAGAAGGCGAATTAAAACGAGATTTGAATCCAGATCGTGATTATGAACCCATGTTAAAGGGTGAAGAGCCATTATTGGGCGATATTTATTTTGATGAAGAAGGCAATTTTGAAGATGTTTGGAATATATCTGTAGATGAACATGAACCCTTGCTTACACCAACAAATTTAATAAGAAAAATTGGAGCTCCTTTGCTAGAAATGAATCAACCAATAGTTAGGGGAAAAGCTACGTATAAAGGATATGAATAATGGCTAAAAAGAAAAAAGCCGACCAGGTTCGGCAACTATTTCATTATAGTAATAATTTTATAAGAGAGCAATGGCAAAATGTCAATCAAGAAGGATATGACTTTGCACATGATGATCAGTTAAAAGAAACTGAAATTGCTTCTCTTCGTGAACAAGGTATGCCGACATTTACCATAAACAGGATATTGCCTGTGGTAGAAATGTTAAATTACTATGCAACTGCTAATAATCCCAGGTGGCAGGCTGTTGGTGTTGAAGGTAGTGACTCTGATGTAGCTGCAGTATTCAGTGATATAGCAGATTATATCTGGGGACATTCTGATGGAGATACACTTTATTCGAATGCTGTAAATGATGCGATCACAAAGAGCCTTGGATATCTAATGGTAGAGATAGATAAGGATGCTGACAATGGAATGGGAGAAGTAAAGATATCTCAGCCAGAACCATTTGATATCTATGTAGATCAAAAATCAAGGGATATCATGTTCAGAGATGCATCTTATATCATGATAAGAAAGGTTCTTCCTAAAAGTCATCTTATAAAACTATTTCCAGATCAAAAGAGAAAGATAGATAAAGCGAATAGTGATGAACAAACAAACTTTTCTTATACAAGACGACCGTTAGGTACGGGAGACCAAAGAACATTTCTATACGATGATGATTCAATGGATGACATTGGTATTACAGCAGATGGAGAACAAGAACCTTTAATAGAATTTTTTGAGGTATATGAAAAATTAAAGATAGCATATATGAATGTATTCTATCGCATTCCTCCCAGCCCTGAAGAATTGCAAGCCATACAACAACAGGTTCAGGTCAGAATGAAAGAGATGGCTGCTGAGATGGAAGTTCAATTACTTGAACAACAACAACAAATGGAACAAGCTGTAGCTGAGGGTAAGATGATACCCGAAAGATATGAGCTTGAGATGCAAAAAGCTCAAGAGATGATGCAACAACAATTACAAGTTGCAGAGCAAGAATACATGAGTGAATTGCAGGCTGCACAATCAAAGATCGAAAATAAGATAATATCTGAAAAAGAATATAAAATACTTTTAAAAGATAAGACATTTGCAGTTAATGTTGTAGATGCTGTTAAGTTTTATGGAACAAGGATCAAACAATGTTGTCTTGCTGGAGATCAATTACTTTATGAATATATTCTTCCAGAAAATGTAACAGAATATCCTATTGTTCCATTTCATTACAAGTGGACAGGTACCCCATATCCTATATCTGCTGTTAGTCCATTAATAGGAAAACAGAAAGAAATAAATAAATCCCATCAGATCATGGTTCATAATGCATCGTTGGGAAGTAGCTTAAGGTGGATGTTCGAAGAAGGTAGTATTGATGCAGAGATGTGGGAAAAATATTCTTCCGCACCTGGTGCCTTGCTTCCAGTTAGACCTGGTACGGAAAGACCGACTCCTGTTATGCCAGCACCACTGTCCAATGCTTTCTTTAGTATTGTTCAAGAAGGAAAAGGAGATATGGAATATCTTGCAGGTATTTATTCTTCTATGCAGGGTGATACTCAACAACAGCATGAAACATTTCGTGGTATGCTTGCATTGGATGAATATGGCACAAGACGTGTAAAACAATGGATGAAAAATTCTATAGAACCAGCACTAAAACAACTTGGAACCATAGTGATGCAGTATTCTCAAGCAATATATACTGCAAATAAAAGATTTAGGATCGTACAACCATCTGCGATACAAGAAGATCGTGAACTTGAGATCAATATCCCAATATTCAATGACATGGGAGAAGCAATTGGAAAATCAATGGATTATTCAGCTGCGAGGTTTGATGTTAAGGTTGTATCTGGATCCACACTACCTATCAATAGATGGGCATATTTGTCTGAACTAAAAGAGTTATTACAACTTGGTGTTGTAGATGATCTTGCAGTTCTTGCAGAAACAGATATCAAAAAGAAAGATCTTATTGCAAAAAGAAAGAGTTTGTACTCTCAGTTGCAAGGACAACTTTCTCAACTACAAGAAGCCCTTAAGGATAAAGAAGGAACAATTGAAACGCTTGAAAGGCAATTGGTACAAGCTGGTATCAAAGGTAAGGTCATGCAAGCAGAAATGGAGATCACCAAACAGAAAGAACAGATCAAAGGTGATACCAAAGATGCATATAGACAAACACAGGCAGAACAAGCTGTTGTTCAAGGTGCTTTGAATAATGAAGCAGCTATGAAAAAGAAAGAAATGCAACTAGAGATACAAAAAGCTCGAAACCAGTTGCAAGGTAATAAGAATAATTCGTAAAATAATTCAATAGTATAACTAAAAAAGAGGTACAAAATGGACGAAATAGTTCAAGATTCAGTAAGTAACCCAGATCAGAATTCTCAAGATCAAGCAATTGATCCAACAGAGAAAGCTGTATTTGGCTCTTCTGAAGCATCTTTTTTTGATGCTCTGGAAAATGAAGTGAACGGAGCAATACAAGATGAACCCACCGAGGCAACCCAACAACAAATAGGCGACCCCGTACAGGAAACTCGCTCTGAACAGAATGTTGGCTCCAATAGTGTGGACTGGGACGATGATGGCAACCCTTATAAAAAACGATATGCTGATAGCAGTCGTGAAGCCATCAAGCTCGCTGAGCAGTACAAAAGTGTAGAACCTTTTGTTCCTGTTCTTGAAGCAATGAAAAACGATAGCGGGCTGGTAGAGCATGTCCGTGATTATCTGGTCAATGGTGGGCAACCATCAAAAAGCATCCAATCTTCTCTTGGCCTGGATGAGGATTTTATTTACAACGAGCAAGAAGCAATGTCTGATCCAAATTCAGATAGTGCTAAGGTGATGAATGCTCATGTAGATAGGATTGTTCAGCAAAGAGTTGGTAGTATGTTACAACGTGAAAAGCAAAATGCTTCGAAACAAGCAGCTGAAAATAAACGTTTGCAGGAAGAGGCCAAATTTCGAAAGGAATCTGGAATGTCTGATGAAGAATATATGGAAATGGTGGAATGGGCAAAGACACATACTCTTACTCTTGACGATATCAACTACTTGAAGAATAAGCAAAAAGTTGCAGGTAATGTTGCACAGGCTACTAAAAAAGATATGTTAGATCAGATGAAGAACGTACAAAGCATGCCGTCTACAGTCAGCGGAGCAAATAGTCGTACTCAAGAAAAAAGTGCAGATAATTCAGTATTTGACGCACTATTGAGTACTGACTCTGAGTTAGACAACCTGTTCGGATAGATAAAATTTCATAACGTCTGTCTGAACTTAAAGAAAGGAGTTCGTAATGTCTGATTTTGTATCAGTCATAACGCCAAATACAGATCTTACTGTGGCGGATTTTGACGGACGAGGCCCGGGTACAAGTACCAATCTTTCTACTGGTGATATCAGGAGAAAGTATAATTTTGGTAGCAGGGTATCTGAGCTTGCAATTCCTCAAGATCCATTCTTCAGATTTCTGAGTTTGGCTTCAAAAAAACCGACAGACGATCCTCAGTTCAAGTATACTGAGAAACGTCCCTCGTTTAATAAACGATATGCTTATGTTATGGGTTATGTGCAAAATGATGGTCAAGATGAATTTGCAGATTCTACGATAGAAGCATATAATGATGGTGGTACCGGAACCTCTGTAGCAGTTGGTGACACTTTGAAACTTTATATGGCAGGTGATTATAAGTATCAAGGTAATGTACAGAATGTATACGGTAACACATCCAACAAAGTTGATGTTGGAGCAAGTGGAACTACGCCAAAGTTCTTCTTACCAGGTCAATTGATCAAGATCCCAACTATGACAGATGGTGCTTCTGCAACTACGTCATGGGGAGAAAGTTATATTCTCGCAAGGGTATCATCAGTTGATGCATCTTCATACGAAAGTTCTGCAAAGGATAGTAAGTATCCTGCAGTGGTTGAATGTAAAATTGTTAAAGCCCCAGATTCTAGTTATGTTGGATTTGCAGGTTATTACAATAATAACTTCGGCCCTGGTGGAGCAGCTGGTGATGAAGTAGTAGCGGATCAATCAATTGCATCTCTTCTCGAAAGAGCAAGAACATATGTAGTTGGTTCAGCACATGCTGAAGGTTCTGGTTTTCCAGAAACCTGGATCGACCAACCTTATCAATCCAATCATGGGCTTACTCAGATCTGGAAAACTTCAATGGCAATGACCAATACGGCTCGTGCTACAGTATTGAAGTTCGAATCTAGTGAGTGGGCACGTGTATGGCGTGAAAAGTTGATCGAACACAAATGGGATATTGAAACATCATTACTATTTGGATCTCAGTATACAGATGGTGATAGTATTCAATACACTCAAGGTGCTGTTGATTATATCACAAGCTATGGTAATGTCTTTAGCTTGGATACACAAACAAAGTCTCAAGATGGTTTCTTAGATGATCTATCAAATCTTCTTGATCCTCGCTACAACAATAGTGGAGCAACCGTATTCTTCTGTTCTACAGATGTATACAATTGGTTGCATAAACTAAGTGGATACTTTGCTAATAATCTTGGATCTGTTCAGGCTTTCCAGTCTGCAAATCCAAGCTCTAGTGGTGAAAATTCACTAGCAAGGGCTGACATGAGTCTAACAGGACGCAAAAAAGTGTTTGGTGTTGATATCACAACTATCTCGACAGTTTATGGCGACATGAATGTTGCACGTAATGTCCATTTAGATGGAACTAATGTCAAGATGTTAGGTATTAACATGAAAAACTGTGCTTACAGACCTCTTGTTGGTAATGGCTTAAATCGTGACACCTCAGTCTACGTTGGTGTTCAAACACTTGAAAACTCAGGTGTTGACCGCAGGGTAGATCAAATCTTAACCGAAGCTGGTATGGAATGGTCAATGGCCGAATCCCATGCTATCTGGACATAAGGGGGTAGATAATGGCTAATCCGATGTACGGACAAAATTCGTTCGACAATAGAGTTGGTGAGAAGTTATTCTCTGAGGCAGGCACAGGTCGTGAACATGAAAACTCTACAGATGCTGCAGATCTTTTCTCTTACATGATTCCAGCTAATAAGTTGGAAGTTGGAGATATCGTAAGGATCAAGGTATTCTGTACAGTTGTTGATAGTAATGGTTCAGATACATTAACACCAATTCTTAAATTTGGTGGTACTGCTATTGCAACAGGTGCAGCACTAGACGTAGCTGATGATGATATCATCTACGCTTGGGCTGATGTTCATGTAACTGCATCAGGTAGTTCTGGTGCGATGACAGCTATCTCTGAAATGAGAACAGATGCATTAGGTGCAACTGTGGTTATTGGGCAAACTGCATTAACATCAAAAGATACTACAGGTACTTTAGCTGTAGCTCTTAATGTTGATTGGAGTGCAGCTCATGCTGATAACGAAGTAAGAATAGATGCTGTTAGCATCGAACTTGTTTAATCAAGCTAACTAAACAAATGGAGGGGGGATTTATTTCCCCCCTTCTATAAAATATGGCAACTACAAGTATAGAATTAGACATAGAGAACATAACTGGAGTTTCGGACGCTGACGACCAGTTTATTATCTCTGCACAAAAATTTGTTGTATCAAGCGTTCCAAAAGATTTATTAACCTGGGCTTCTAGTGAGACAACTGCTGGTTCTCATGGTGGAGATTCAAGTCCAACAGCGATCACACTTCCAGTAGGGACAGACAATATTATATCTGTAAGAAGAGGAAGTTATATTGCTAATCAAGTTCCAATAGAAGATAGTCCCTATATATCAGATTCAAATAGTTTAAAGTTTGCTACTTCAAAGCATCCTAAATATTGGTTGGATCCTGCTAATAAAGTACAGGTCAAACCTGCACCTAGTGATTCAACTACTGCTCATGTTCAATATGTAGACTTTTCTAAGTTAGATGATGATTCTGACCTAAGAAATGCTATTATATTTCATGCATGTGCAAAAGAATTTACAAAGTTATCAAGTGATGTAATGCCAGACTGGAGTGATGTTACTGCTCCTGTAGCACCTACTGCTCCTGATTTTGGTAGTGATCTATCCATAACTTCTGTCGCACCAAATGTACCAACGATATCTACAGTAAGTTATACAGATGCAACGAATGCAGATGCAAGTGCTTCTTCTATCAGTACGATAACTGTTGCTTCTGTTAATAAAGCAGATATAAGTGGTAATGCACCTGCTTATACTAAGCCAACAATTACAACAAGAGTTTCTTTTGATACATTTTTTGATGGCTCTACGAATTCATTTGGAGATAGCGATCCTGGTGTGTTTACAATATCATCGGTTATTCCTGTTGCTCCTGCAATAAGCACTGTTTCATACACAGATGCAACTAATTCTGATGTATCTGGAGTTGGTACGATAAGTCCTATTACTGTTTCAGCTGTTAGCAAAGCTGATATATCTGGAGATGTACCAACTTATACAAAGCCTTCAACGGCAATAGTTGCTTCTGCTCCCACTGCTCCTTCAATAACAACTGTTTCATTTACAGACCCTGGTCTTTCTATTGTAGGAACTGAACCAAGTGCTGTTTCGCTTACAACAGTTAATTATAGTGATGCTAATCAAACTTCGGTAGAATCATTAGTTCCTCCTGTTTATTCAGGCCCAACTCTTGGTAGTCGTACAAGTTTTGAAGATTTTTGGAATTTAAGTGAAGATGGTAATGCTTTTGGCGACAATGATCCTGGTGATTTTTCTATTTCAGCGACAGTACCAGTTGCACCTCAGACACCTAAGTTCACAACACCTTCAGTAAGTGCTATTACTATAGATTCTTTACCAACCTCTCCAGTTTATGTACCACCTGTTATGCAGGCTCCTGATTGGGCTGATGTAGAAAATTGGATAACAACTGAAGAAGATTCTGAAATGTTGGAATCAAGAATACAGGCAATACAGGCAAAAGTTGCAGATTATTCTGCTAGACTAGGACAAGCTCAAACTGAGTTTCAAAAAGAAATGGCAGTTTATCAAGCAGGGGTGGAAAAGAATCTTCAACAAGCACAAATAAATATGCAAGATGCTCAGGCAGAATCAAATTTATTACTTGAGCAACAAAATAAAGAATATATACAAGATATTGCCCTTTTTCAAGCTCAACTTTCTAACTATCAGTCAGAAGTTCAAAAAGAAGTTCAGGAGTATGGACAGAAACTGGCAAGATACCAATTAGAAGTAGGGGTGGTATATACATCATGGGTAGAAACAGAAAATAGAACAATTTCAATATTTCAAGCTGAGTTAGCAGCTTCTCAAGCAGATTTTCAAGCTAGAGCAACAGAGTTTCAAGCAGAACTTCAAAAGAAATTAACAGATGCACAAGAAGCAAATAAAATAGCTTTACAAAATGCAACTCAAGAAGCAAAGGATGCTATTGAAAATAACAATGCTGCTCTTGCTAAATACAATGCAGAGTCTCAAGTTTATTCTACAAATATTCAAAAAGGGATACAGTCTTATAGTGCAGAACTTCAATCTGCAAGTCAGACAATGCAGGCTACGGTAGAAGACAATCAAGCAATAATTTCTAAATATGCTAATGAATTAAAATCTTTTGATTCTCAAATTCAAAAAGAATTATCAGTAATTCAAGTAAACCTACAGAATGAATTGAACGAATTTAATAAAGAGAATGTAAGGTATCAGGCTAATGTTCAGGCAGAGCTTGCCAAGCATCAATCTGACCTGCAGAAGGTACTTACTCAGGCACAATTAGATGCACAGGATGCACAACAGGAAGCTGCATTAGCAGTAGACATAGCAAAATTCAATAAAGCTCAAGATCAGGCTCTTGCTCTTGAAAATGCAGCAAAGCAAATAGAGGATGTTATAGCAGATAATGGTAATAAGATCCAAAAGTATGGTTCAGAATTGTCAGCATATCAAGCAGAGGTTCAGTCTGAAGTTCAAGAATATTCACAAAAATTAGCAAGATACCAGGCTGAAATAGCAGTAGTAATGGAAGCTTGGTCTAAAACAGAGTCAGATAGCCTTCAACAATACCAACTAGATATTCAAAATGAAGTAAATGAGTTCAATAAGGAAAATGCTATATATCAAGCAAACATTCAAGCAGAATTAGCAAAACATCAATCAGATCTTCAAAAGGTTTTAACACAGGCTCAGATAGATGCTCAAGATGCTCAGCAGGAAGCAACTCTTACAACTGATGTAAGCAAGTTCAATAAAGCTCAGGATCAAGCATTAGCTTTAGAGAATGCTGCTAAACAAATGGAAGATCTAATTGCTGATAATGCTAGTAAGATTCAAAAATATCAGGCTGAACTTCAATCATATCAGTCTAATATAAGTAAAGAAGTAGAAGAGTATAATGCAACTTTATCAAAGGAAGTTCAAGAATATCAGAGCAAAGTTGGTCTTTATACTTCGGATTTACAGAAATATCAAGCAGAAGTCGCTTCAGAAACTCAAAAAACAGCCTTAAATTCACAGAAGGCTCAACTTTATGAAGCTGAAGCAAATAAATATTATCAATGGGCTGTTGCTGAGGTGCAAACATATGTTCAGAATAACTCAAAAATGATTGGAATGCAAATGGCAGCACAGGCTGCACAAAAATAAGGATAAAATATGGCAAACGTAAACAAAACGTCATATGCTGTATCGTGCACTGCTAAGGCAAAAATGGATGCAGCCGCTGGCGTAAATTTAGCAATGGAAGTAATACATGAAGATGTAAGAGCAACTTTAGGTGGAAGTGGTGAGATCACAGGAGATGATAATACTGTTGCTGGATATTCAGATGGTAGTGCTTCAACTATAAGTTCAAATGGGGGAACGGTTCCTACTCATGATGGGAATACAGATCTTATTTTTATAAAAAACAATGGAACTTTAGTTGCTGGTGGAACAGCATCCAGTACGCATACAGCATTAGTAAAACATGATAATGATGTTATCGCAACACTTGCTCCTGGTGGGGCTGTTGTATTACCTCAGCCAACTGGAGCTGTATTAACAGTTGCTACTGGAAGTGGCTCAAATCATGTTAATCTTGAAGTTCTTGTAGTTGGTACATAATGACTGTACTTGAGATAATGGAAAGAGTTGGTACCTCTGAGACTGGTAGAGCACTTGCTTATATCAAAGATGGTCTTAGAGAGATCAATATGATATCTGAAACTCATATCAATACAGAGAGAATAGATATCACTAAGGATCAAAGATTCTATGAATTTCCATCAGATATGATAAAAGTACTTGATATCAGATGTAAGAACCATCTTAATGTAGATGACGAGTATAGATCTATACCTAGAATGATAGGTGAACCATTAAGGAAGGATGCTGATGGCGTCTAGTAAGGAATATGCATATTATCTAAAAGGGAATAAACTTTCTTTAGTCCAAAAAGACCTTGTTTTCTCAAGTGGTCAAACCCTTTCACAACCTGGATTAAATGATCTTGCAGTTGCAGGACGCTTATTATGGAAAAGTCCTAAAGAAAGTATTGCGGACGGATTAGAGATACAATATGTACATAGCCCTGATTATTTTATCAATGAAACAGAAGATGTAAATACCGAAATAGATACCTATGTTTCTCTTGGTGGACTATTGAAAATTATAGATCAGGGAGATAATGACTATTCTGCTTCTCCCGAAAGTCTAAGTGATGGAAGTTATATAGTATTAAGAAAAGCTGGGAAGTTTAATGGTCTACATAAGGTTAAAGCAGCAGGTGCAGGATATATAACTCTTTATACTAAATATAGTGGTAGTGCAACTGTTCAAAAGTCATTTGAAGAAACTATAGATGTATATTACAATGTAGATGTTCTTAATGATGAAGATGATACGGTAGACCTACCTGATTATTTATGTACTGCACTTGTTTATTATGTCAAAGCAAAGTTTGCAGAAGATGCAGGTGAGATAGAATTAAAAGAATATTTTATGAGAGAATTTAGAGCTATAACAGAAAAATTTCATGCAGGTAAACAAAGAGGCCCATTTAGGATACAAAGTTTTGGCATGATACGATAAAACAGTCTTAAATTAATATTAGATCCAGATAAGGAGCATTCTCGCCTCGCAAGCTGGGCTGAACAAATAGGAGAATAAATGGCAAATCTTCAGAGACACAGAGCTCACGAATCCCTCAATGTAGAGACAGCTGCTGATTGGAGTGTACAATCAGTAACAGTGGCAGATAGCGATGGTATAGCAGTTAATGTTACAGGCTATCATAAGGTTCATCTACAATCAGACAACGATTTTTATTTCACATTTAATACCACTGGTACAGATTCAGATATAGATACGAATAAAGATCTATATCTTAAAGGTGGTGATACAATATATTCATTGGTCATACCTAATGGATTAGGAGATAGTGTATATTTAATTCTTGAAAGAAAAGGTGGTTCAGACGCAAATATTAGAACTATCCTGGCATAGGAGATCACAATGGGTTTCATAACAACAACTGACGAACATATAGCATCTGGTGGTACAGTAACAGGAGATTTGACCATTGATGCAGATCTTACCGTAACTGGTAGTACTGCGATAACAACAAATGAGGTTATACAAGGCACATCCACAATAGATGTAACCAACACAGAAGCCTTTCTTGTCCGCAAGAACTCTGATGGTGGTGATGTATTTGTTGTAGATACTACTAATCAAAAAATTGGAATCAATACTTCCTCACCAGACTTTGCTTTGCACGTTCACGGAGCATCAGATGGTGTTGGTTATGTCAAAATATCAGATTCTAATACAGGTGAAGGTGCAACAGATGGAGCAAGGATTGGATTTAATAGTGGAGTAATGAGAATCCAAAATTTTGAAAACTCTGATATGGAGTTTTATGTAAACAACACTACAAAGCCTTTAACCTTAGAGTCTGATGGTTCAGTTACTTTTTCTGGTGATGTAACTGTAATAGGCAGTGATGGTACTGTAAGTGGAACAGCAGATTCAGATGGAAATGAATTAGTAATTAGAAACAATGCTGATGCTGGGATTTCAATTTTGGCTGGTGAATCCTCTGGACATACATCATCTGTTATATTTGGCTCTGCAAGCGATTTGAATGGTGCTAATGTATTTTATGATTACAATAGTAAAACATTTACAGTAGGAACTCAACATACATCTGGGATATTAAAACTTAGAAGTGGTAATGGCACAGATGCACTTACGATAGACTCAAGTCAAAATGCTACTTTTGCTGGTGACATTAGCCTTAGTAGTGGAAAAGCATTAAGTAGTGTTTCAACTGGTGGGGTGAGGTTGTTGAACAATAATGGTACTGCATCTGCTCCAAACTACACTTTTTTCAATGATGTTGATACAGGAATGTATCGGGCTGCGGCAGATTCAATAGGACTTGCTACTGGCGGTACTGAAAGAATGACTATTGATTCATCAGGTGATGTAACTATTACAAATTCAGGTTCAGGTAAACCTAAATTAACTCTTCATAATTCAAATACAGCTGGCAGTCAATCAGGTTGGTTGGCATTTGAACAAGGAAGCACCAGCCAAGCAGATGACCAGCAATTGGGATATATTTCATTTGGTGGGTATAGAGACAATGATAGCAGTATAGAAACAATGGTTTCAATGGCGGCTTTTATGTCTGACATAACTACAGCCGATTGTGCTGGTGAATTTAGATTGCAAGTACAGATAGATAATAGTGCATCTAATGTATTGAATATTAATGGATTTGATGGTGGTGTAGGGCAGGGAACTATAGTATTTAATGAGGATTCAAAAGATTTTGATTTTAGAGTAGAATCAGATAACAATGCTAATGCTTTTTTCATTCAAGGTAGCACAGGTAATGTCGGAATAAATCAGGCAAGTCCAGATTCTCAATTGCACATCGTAAATGCTGATGGTGGTACATATAGATTTGGATATGGCGGTAGTTCTGATGTTTATGTAGATGCAGATAATTTTTATTGGCGAACCGATAATGGTGGTGCCAATCAAATGACCTTAACAACAACTGGGTTGGGAATTGGAGTTACTGCTCCAGAAGCTCAATTAAATATCGCAAAAGCTGGTTCTTCAGATAATGCAATATTCTATATTGATACATTTTCAAGCGGTATAAATAATCAATCTGTTATAGGATTAAGAAAATCTAACTCAAATTCAGTAGGCACAGAAACAACAGTAGAGGATAATGAAAAATTAGGTAAAATTGCTTGGTATGGTGGTGAAACGGATGGTTATGATGAAGCGGCATCTATCCATGCCGAAGTAGATGGAACACCGGGCAGTAATGACACAGATATGCCGGGTGCATTGGTATTTGGTACGACCGCTGATGGTACTGGTTCAAGTGCTGAAAGAATGAGAATTGACTCATCAGGCAGAGTGGGTATTGGAACTGCATCTCCATCAGTTTCTGGTGGTTTAGGTTTAGATATTGAAGATAATGGTGCGAGTGGTGGCTCTAAAGGTGGTTCTTTAACACTTGGTTCTAATGATGGTTCGCCTGTTGCTCAGAATGATAGATTAGGCGTAATTAGTTTTAGGGGTGCTGAAGATAGTTCTGGCACTATGATAGAAGGTGGAAGAATTGATGTGATTGCCGATTCTGGATGGAGTGCATCAGAAAATGGTGCAGATATGAGGTTCTTCACTACAGATGGGAATGCCTCTGATACTGAAAAAATGAGAATTACTGCTGAAGGCAATGTTGAAATTGGAAAACAAAAAGGTTCAACTTCTACAGATACTGATGTCACTATATATGGTGGAGAAGCTGGTGGTGCTATACTCGGACTCTATGCAGATAATGGTGATGATAATGCGGATAAATGGCAATTAGTATCAAGAACAAATAATAATATAGCTTTAAGAAGTTACAGTACAGGCTCATGGGTTTATCATCTTCAACTTGATGCCAACTCCCGAATCTCGCTTACAAATAATGATAGTGGCGGTACTGGTGGTTCAGATGGTTTAAGTGCAAATACAATCTTTGGATATTTGGCTGGTGAGGACATTGCAGATGGCGGTGTAGACAATACATATTTTGGACACAAGGCAGGCTCAAATAACGCTACTGGCGATGACAATGTTTTCATGGGTTCAAATGCTGGTAAAGGAGTTCATGGAAACAGTAATAGTAGAAATGTTGGGATAGGTTCAGATTGTATGTTGAAAATTACTACGGGGACTGAAAATGTGGCAATTGGTAGAACAGCGATGGAAGATGCTAATACTGCCGCTGGGAATGTTGCAATTGGAACAGAATGTCTTATGAATTTGACTGACGGGACTAATAATGTAGCAATAGGAAAAGTTGCATTAAATGGGGCTGGTGTAAACCCAAGTAACTCAGTAGCAGTAGGATATGCAGCTGCGAGATATGCGGAGGGAAATAATAATATAGCATTAGGACTATCTGCATTAAAAGGTGTATCTGGTTTTGATGGAGTAAATAATATTGCTATTGGATACGAAGCTCTGGATGCTGTAACAGATGGCGAAGAAGCAAATATAGCTATAGGTTATGGCTCTATGGGTGCAGTTAATGAATCAGCTTCTCATCATGCTGATGCAAACATCGCTATAGGTTACAATGCCCTAACTGGAGGAACTTTAACAGATGGAAACCTTAGTCATAATATTGCAATTGGGTATGAAGCTTTAGACGCAACAGGGGCTAATGACCAACTTGGTACAATAGCGATTGGATATGCGGCTCTTGGAGCATTAACATCTGGAGTTGATAATTTAGCAATAGGCTATCAAGCATTAGATGCTAATACAACAGGAGATGGTAACTTAGCCATTGGTGCTTATGCTTTAGGAGACTTAAATCACACTAACTCTGTAAGAAATATTGGTATAGGTGCTGGTTCAGGCGATGGAATGGGTACTCTTGATGGAAATTTTGATAATATATTCATAGGCTATAGTTCTGGTGGTGGAACTTGGACTGGTGCGGCATCTAAAGGAAATATTGGTATTGGTACTAATGTGATGGATGCTGGTATGAATACAGCTTACTATAATACAGCAGTAGGTAATAGTGCATTAAGTGGCTTGACTTCTGGAGATGACAACGTAGCAATCGGTGGAGATGCTGGTAAACAACTTACATCTGGGGATGACAATACATTTGTCGGGTACTCGGCTGGAACTGCTATGGGTTCAGGTGCAAGTAATGTGGCTGTAGGTCATTCAGCTCTTGCGACACAAGCAAACGCATCAGCAGTTGGTAATGTTGCTGTTGGGGCATCAGCTTTAAAAGATATGAATGGTGCTCATACTCGAAATATTGGAATAGGTCTTGCGGCATTGGAAAATGCAAGTACAGCAACAACCTTTACAGATAATATAGCGATTGGTGCATATGCATTTGACGATAGTGGTAGTAATGACCAAACTGGTACAATTGCCATTGGATATAGTGCCCTCACCGCATTGACATCTGGTATAGACAATGTAGGTGTTGGTTATAAATCTCTTTTTGCTTGTAATACTGGTCAACAAAATACAGCTTTAGGAACACACGCTTTATATGGAACTGATGATGGAGTAAGTAATACTGCGATAGGTGCGTATGCAATGCACGTTGGAAATGCTGGCACTTCAAATACTGCTGTAGGTGCACAGTCAATGATTGATGTTACAGGAAGTTACAATACTGCTGTGGGTATGCAATCGTTATTTGATATAACAAGTGGTGGAAGCAATGTTGCAATAGGAGCACTTGCTTTAAAAGATGCTCATGCTGGAGAATCTCATAATATAGCTATTGGCGTTGAAACTATGAGAGATGTAGATGAAGATACTAACACTGCAGATTACAATATAGCTATTGGTTCTATGGCTTTATTAGGCGGTACTGTAGGAGGTGATTTTTTAGGCAATATAGCTATTGGATATCATGCTTTAGATGCTACTGGAACTAACGCCCAGACTGGCACTATCGCCATAGGTTATGATGCCCTCACATCATTGACAACTGGAGCAAGAAATATTGCGATAGGTTACAATGCTGGACTTGGGTTGGTTGACTCTACTGATTGTACTTTGATTGGTTATATGGCTGGTGAGGATATAGATTCAAGTGGCTCTACTCCACAAGAATGTACTTATATCGGTTCTTATGCTGGAAGATATTTAGATGATGGTAGCCAGAATACAGCTCTTGGGCATGGAGCAATGGAAGGCGGCACAAGCGGTGGAAATTCTTGTGTTTCCAATGTTGCTATAGGTGTTGATTCATTGTTTGATATAACAACAGGAGATTACAACACAGCCGCAGGAAGATTCTCAGGTGGAAATCTCACAACAGGAAGTTCAAATACTCTTTTAGGTTTTGAAGCCGCTCAAAGTCTAAATATCGGAAGATACAACATTGTAATTGGACATCAAGCATTGAACTCAGATGATGTTGGAGATAGAACAATTGCGATAGGTTATAAAGCATTATATTCTCAAAACTCTGATTCTGATAATGAATCAACTAAGAACACAGGAGTTGGATATGAAGCTGGTTATTACAATGTAACAGGAACTGAAAATACATATTTTGGGTACGGAGCTGGTGGCTCTGGAGCTGGAAGTACAAATAGTCATAGTTATAATACAGCCATTGGTGCTAATGCTCTAATATCATTAACAACTGGTAATTACAATACTGCCGTTGGTCACAATGCACTTGATGAATTAGCAAATGGAAGTTACAATGTTGCTATTGGAAACGGAGCATTACACGCTCTTGATGGCTCTGAAGACAATAATGTTTCGATTGGTTACAATTCTCTTAATAATGCAGATGGTGCATCAAATAATGTAGGTATAGGAAATGCTGTAACATTATCTACTGCGGCTGGTACTAACCAAACAGTAATAGGATATAATGCAACAGGACAAGCAGATAACTCAGTAACACTTGGTAATTCGGATGTAACTAATAATTATTTACGAGAAAAAATTGAACTAAAAGCAAGAAACGACCAACCGGCTATAATTGAATTACAAGCTGATAACGCTGATAACAATGCAGATATTTGGCAAATTGAAGCTGGAACTGATGGATTTTTTCAAATTAAACATAAAGATACTGGTTCACTTGCAGATGCTCTTACAATAGGTGGTAGTACAGGTCAGGTTACAATCGCAGGACATAGCACAGTCGCTCACAATGGAACATCAATGCTATTGGTTCAGGATACTGGTGTAAAAACTGGTGGTAACTTTAATATTGGCACATTCACTGCAACTATTAATGATGGAGATGGTGATAGTAGTGATACATTTATCGGTATTAAATCTCAATTAGTCTTTAATGATACTGGTGAATCTTTTGGTGGCCTATATGGTTTAACTGTTCATTGTGAATCAACAGAAACAGCAGATGAAGAAAGCTCAGTAATAGTTGGGATAGATAGCAAAGCCGCATTAAATGGTACTCATAGCGATGTTTCGGATATATATGGAATACATTCTGAAGCAGAAACAAATGGCGGAACTGTTGATTCAAATGTTTATGGTGCCGCTATATCTGCAGATGTCAATTCTGGAACTATTACTGGAGATATTTACGGAATATATATAAACAACGATTCAGAAGTTAGTCCTTCTGGCTCATCTTTTGGACTATATATAAGGTCTGATACTAATCAAGATAACGCCATTCAAACTCAAGATAATAGTAGTATAAGATTTAGAGTGTCTGATGATGGAGTAGTTACATCAGAAGGTGCGATGCATGCAAGTACAGGAATGGACTATGCAGAATATTTTGAAAGTAAAGATGGTAAAGAAATTGCAGTAGGCACAACAGTAAAACTTGATGGAACAAAAATAGTTGCTTGTTCTGATGGAGATACGCCAATAGGAGTTATAAGACCAGTTAATACATCTTCTGTGGTTGCTGGTGGTCAAGAGTTTCATTGGGAAGGTATGTTTATGAAAGATGATTATGGTGCTAATGTATGGGAATCTTATACTCAAATAAAGTGGATTGAAGAAATAACACTTGAAGAATATAGTAAAAGAGGAAAAGATAAAACTGGTGGTGTATTAGGTGGAATGATTAAGGATTCAAAAGTTGAAGGAGATGTAGAAAAAGGTGTTCCTCACAAATATTATCGTGAGCATAAATATCATAGCGATAGACTCCCAAGTGGAGTTACAGCACCTAAAGACGCTAAAACAATTACACCTTCTAATAAAAGGCAAAAATTAAATCCTGACTATGATGCAAGTAAATCATATAAGTCAAGAGAAGAACGAGATGAATGGCATGTAGTAGGTTTGCTTGGGCAAATTCCAGTAACCAAAGGACAGCCAACTGGTTCATGGATTAAAATGAAAGATGTTTCTGATACAGTAGAAATGTATTTCGTAAAATAAGGATAAATAATGAGATGGTCTAAATATAGTACATTAAAAACTGCAAAGAAGGTTGCGTTTTCAAAAGAAAAAGAAACTATCCGAGAGGAAGTTAAAGAAGTAAAAGATTCTGATGGGAATGTAACTACACCAGCACAAGCTAAAAAAGAGCGTGAATATGTTGCCTTAACTCAAAAGCGTTTTGATAGTGAAACTGGTGAAGCCTTAGATGATTCAAAGCGAGAATGGTCTTTATCTGATTTAGAAAGAGAAAAGGCTCGTTATGATGATGATATAGCAAGAGCAAAAGCAGAAAGTGATGAACTCGCAAAAGCAATAGCAGATTTTAAGAAACTTTAATTAACTAACAAGGAGTCAATAATGGCTAAAAAAGAAAAAGAACAGAAGCCAGTCTTGAACCTTGATGACAAAGAATATGTTATTGAGGATATGACTGATGAGCAGAAGATGATGGTAAATCATATTAATGATCTGCAAAACAAGCAGAATACTAACACTTTTATGGCTGATCAGTTACAAGTTGGTAAGGAAGCGTTTATTAATATGCTTCGTTCATCATTAGAAAAAGAGGATGAAGTAGTAGAATGATCATAAGAAGGTGTAGCCAGGGACATCACGTTAGAGTCCATAAAAATACGACTCCGGGTACTACCCGTGTAAAAACTTATCCTGATGGAACTACGGAAACCCTGGCTTATCCTTCGGCTTATTCATACTTTGTAGATGTAGATGGTGAGGTTAAAAAGAAGAGTAATAGCTTTAAGGTGGTAGAAGAATTTTATGTATCTGAATGTGCAAAAAAACATAGTGATGGACATGGTAGGGTGATCATAGGCAAGCATCATTTGATAAATGGTGTTGCTACATCCCAAGAAGATTACCCTACAAATTCTAATACTAAATCACAGATACAAGATTTTTATGATAAACGTGGGATCTCTTACGGGTCTAGTGAAACTAAAGCAGAACTTCTTTCAAGAATTGTTCCTAAATTACATGTGAATAAAGAAGTGTCTAAGCATTTAAAGGTTTAATAGGAGTAAAAAATGGCTAAAGGATTAAGAGAATATACCTCAGCTGAAGCAACATCGCTTGCTATAGGTCAAAATGGTTTTGATCTTATTGCAGAGCACAATACAAATACATCAGAACCAGACAAGGGAGCATGGATAGCGATACAGGCACTTGGTAAGGGTGGTGGTGATGCAGCTGTTGAGTATTTACAATTAAAGGTTACATCTAATATTGGCGATAGTCTTAGTTCGGCTTGGTTCTATATGGTTCCAGGTGAAATACTATATGGTAATTTTAGTGGTATAATCAATCATACAAATTCTACAGCGACATGCATAGCTTACAGAGGGTGAGAAGAATAGAAAGATTGAAGAGAAAGCTGGGCTATAAAAAGCCTACTTTGATTCAAAGAATTAAGAATTGGTTCAAATCAAAACTGAAAAGGTTTAAATGAACTATAAAATAAGAAAAAAATTAAATAATGGAGATTTTGAATTTGTTAATACGAGCTATAACATACCTATTAATTATGTTTATATTGATTAGTATTACTGGATGTGATTCTGGTTGGTCAGTTTGTGGCTGGGAAGTTAAGTGAGTGAAAAACCTGATACCGCCAGAAGTTATCGTGCTACTGTTCTTGATGATAATGCCATTGTTAGCATTAACCTTAAGTGGCTCGGTCAAATTGCAGTTCTTATTGGAATGTTGGTTTATGGCTATTGGCAAATTGAAATTCGTATTCAAAACCTTGAAACAAATTTTGAGCAGGCTAATAAAACAATCACAGAGCTTGTCGAAAAACACATAGTAGAAGAGCAAGAAAGATTTGCTGAAATGGAAGAAGAATTAAAATGGTATCAAAAACTAAGTAATAAAAAGAAGAAGAAATAATGGATTTTATGGAGATATATGGCGAAGCTGGAATGATTGGAGTAGTTGGGGCTATGTTTGTATACCTAGTGGTATCTCTGTCAAATAAATCAGCACAACAGCAAGAAACATTAGAAAAATTAAAAGTTGAAAATAGAGGTCAAAGTGAGACTCTTGAGAATATGGAAGGAATGGTAATTAAATTAATTAATCGCTGGAATCAATCAGATGATAAACTGGATAGAAAATTTGATGCTATTACTAAAGAGATAAATGACCTCGATAATCAAGTTTCAGAATTGAAAGGTTCAATGAGCAGAATTAATGGGCGGCATTAAAATAGATATGAAATTTGCAATAAATATTATCAGTCTACTAGGAGCGATTGCTTGGGGGTGGTATCAAATGGAATTAAGGGTAGCTGCTTTGGAGATGAAGATTGAGCATAATGAAAAAATGTCACAACTGAGAGATGAAATACAAGGATTAAAAAATGGACAGTCTGAAGGTAACAACAATTAGTACAAGCTTAGGCTTAGTTTATTACACAGATATAATATCTGGTGTTTTAATGTGTGTTATGTTTGCAATACAGATTTACTACTTATTATTAAAGTCAAAAAAATTAAAGGATAGCGAGTAAAGAAATGTTGAGTATGCCTCCTATTAGCTCTATATCCTCCCTATCTCGTCCATCCTCTGGGGCTGAGGCATACTCGACTTATTTAAAGGAGTATTAAATGGAATGGTTAAGTGAAAATTGGGAAGTAGTTATAGTAGTCTTTTTCTGTTTGGAAAAGATTGTTAAGCTATCCCCATCAGAAAAAGATGACATCTTGGTTGATGTTGTTTGGCAAGGTTTAACTCAACTCTTAAAAAAGGAAAATAAAAAATGAGTATGTTATCTGCGTATATAAAAAGAAAAGTAAAAAAACAAGGTGCAAAAGCTTTTGTACTTAAAGTGCTTGACGTTATTGTTAAGGCAACCCCTAGTAAAAAAGATGACCAAATGGTTGCTAAGATAAAGAAAGTACTAAACGAATTTGAATAATGTTTAGGTTCGGAAGAAGAAGTAGAAAGCGTTTAGAAGGTGTAGACGCTAGACTTGTTAATGTTCTTAATGAACTTATTAAGATAATGGATGTTACTGTTATCGAAGGTGTTCGTTCAGAAGAAAGACAACGAGAACTACTCAAGAAAGGGGCAACCAAAGTCAAGTACAGCAAACACATGAGTGGAAAAGCTGTAGACATCGCTCCCTACCCTATAGATTGGGAAGACCGAGAAAGGTTTCACTACATGGGTGGTATGCTTAGAGGTATTGGTCAACAACTAGGCATAAGAGTACGATGGGGCGGAGATTGGGATTCAGATGGCGAGATAAAAGATAATAACTTTGATGATTTAGTTCATGTGGAGATACTTGACTAGTGCCAAAGCAACCATTTACAATGAACCAATGGCATGGTGGATTAAATAATCATTCAAGCAGTAGAGATATTGCTGATGATGAAATATCTGCAGCTAGAGATATTCTTGTTGAGCATTTAGGCAAGATAAAATTATTAGGAGGTCATGCTGATTACGCAGCTGTGGCTGATTTAGATATAACAGGATTAGGCGTTCCTCTTGATAGCGATGGCAAGGGAAGGGGGTACGGATTATTTAATTTTGCTCATGATTACGATGGAATGGAAGACATTGCTGCTGATGGTACTTATTCTGCTGAGCCAGCTCAAGCTTCTACAGAATACACATTGTTTACAAATGACTCTAATTCAGATATATATATTTATAGTGGGGCAGCTTCTAATGGGGGATGGGGTACTCATAAGCTGACTTTAAATATATCAGGTCAATCTGCTTCTGATAACCCTCAACCTTCTTTTACTGTTGTAGATGGCACAGTTAGAGTTTCTGATGGTAATTTTGCAAATGAAACACATGAAAATAAGTCTATAGGGTATTATCAGAGAAAATATTTTGCTGGAGATGGTGGATTTACATATAAAAAATGGTACTCCACAAATGATGCTATGGAAACTCCTTCTACTATGGCACTAAACGATAACGCAAGCGATGCTAGTGAAAAAGGAAAGGTTAAGGTTAGAAGCTCTGCTAGTGCCCAAGCAAATCAATTTCAAATTATATGGTATTTAGCACCTGCTTCTTCTGGGGTTGGTAACTGGAATTTCTATCATGAAGACGATAATGCAAGTGGAGACGATTATCAATTCCATGTATCCTATATATTTGAAGGTGGTTACGATGGTCCACTAGCAACTGAGGAGAGTTGGACTGTTGGGAGCATGAATAATTTATCTGGTGATGGTAAAA